TCAACGCACTACGCGCAGGGTGGGTCGACCTTCGAAACCATCTCGGGTACGCAGAGGGTACGCAGGAGATTTACTCGAAGCCTCCGCGGCCGCATCGAGAGCGGCCGCAACGGTGTCGAGATCGTCCGCGAACAGGTGCCCGTAGCGGTCCAGGGTGAGGGTCGCAGTCTTGTGTCCGAGGAGCTGCTGGACGACCTTCACGTTGGCGCCGGCCGCGATCGCCAACGATGCTGCAGTGTGACGCAACTCGTGAGGGACGAGCCCGTCCAAACTGACCTTCTTGGCGGCGGTGTCGAATACCCATCGGAACTCTCCGAGTGGAAGCCATCCGCCCTTGTGGCTCGGGAAGACGAGATCGTCGGGATCGGATCCGTCAAGGCGATCGCGAAGTTCGTCGACGACAAACTTGGGGATGGGTACCGATCTCGCAGCATGATTCTTCGTCGGGCCCTCGACGAGTCCGACGCCGGTGACGCGCGTGACGGACGTTTGCACACGGATCCGGGATGTCTTCAGGTCGACGTTCTTTCCTCGTAGTGCGATCGCTTCGCCGTATCGCAACCCGCAGTATGCGAGCACGAGAACCATCGTGTGGAATCTGCCGCATTCGGCCGCAAGGCGTCGGATCTGTTCGTGCGACAAGTAACGCTTGTCCGGGTCCGCTTTGCGTGGCAATTCGATGTCCGATGCGGGATTGAAGGCCAGCCGTTTGGCGCGAATCGAGTAGCGGAGCACTTGGTCGAGAACTTGGTAGGCCTGGATGGTTCGCGAGGGCGAGAGTGGCTTGGTTCCGTCCTTCGTAACCTTGCCGGACTTGCTGAGCCCAGTCACCCAGATCTGCACATCCTCGTAGGTAATATCCGCCAGGGCCGTATCACCCCATCGGGGGAGGACCTGTGTATCGAGCAGTGATCGGTATCCGGCGATTGTTGTTGGGGCCTTCGTCGCCTTCGTGGCGTACCACTGCTCGGCGACGACGCTGAATGCGGTTGCTTTACGTTTCGGGTCTACCCAAGTCCCAGTCGCATGCTCGACGGTGAATTCCTCGACCCAGTCGTTGGCGTCAACCTTGCGGGCAAACCTTTTCGTATGTTCGTCCCCATGTGCGTCAACGTACCTACCTCGCCATCGCTTCCCCTTGCCATGCAGCTTTGTTTCCACCTTCTCCGTCTCGCCGTTGACTGTGACGGATTTCCACCAAAGATCCTCGACCCCGGCGCGGCGGTTTCGTCTAATGGCCATGGATAATCCTTTGAGATTTTGTTGGATGAGAAGCTACCGAGAGCGATGGGCATTTCGCCGTTGCAATGATTGCCAGGCGTAGATCATTGGCGCGGTGACTCCGAGCTGAACTGCGAGAGTTGGGACGTGTGGCCCGTACATCCGTTCAGCCACTTCATAGTCGTAAGAATCAATCAGCAGTTTCGCTGCAAATTCATCAGCCTTACGCTCCTGGCGGATAGCAATGATTGAACCGGGCTCGTCGTCGTGTTCGTGGCCGTAGTGCGCGTGCCCGAGTTCGTGGCCGAATGTATGCGCCTTTTGTCGAGACTGAAGTCGAGTACTTAGAACAATTCGCCTTTTGGAATGGATGTACCGTCCCCACTGGTGACCGGGTAGGAATCGCTCAACCACGGTAATCCCCATGGATTTTGCAGCGGTGTATAGCTGATCCATGGGTACCTATATATCGTACTTCGACTCGTCGTCGTCCTCGCCTATGTCTTGGCCTGGCTCGTGCGCCACATAGGGGAGATCCAGGTCGTCTGCTTCTTCATCAATGTCTGACGGTTGATCTGCGGGAGTCAATCGAAAAACATTGACGTCTTCCATGCCGGCGAGCGGTTCTGTCCCTCCGCCGCCAATAGGCGCGTCATACGCTCGAGAGCCGCCCTTCATCCGGCGGAGAACTTCGTCCATAAGCTGCTCATCTTCGGCACGTTCGAGGGCATCCTCGATTGACACCTCAGCGATATCGCTGTCGACCAGCAGTCCATAGGCGACGAGACCAGGTACCGCGGACTCGCCGTAGCCGCGCGCGATCTTCACGATCACCTCGGGAGTCAGCGCCGAATCTGCCAATTGTCGATTCAAGGTCGCTGGATGCACGCCCGCAGCCTTAGCGATTTTTCTACCCGAATCGCCTCTCGTAACTCGGCGTACCCACTGGTCAATGTCCGTCATGACTCAAGTATGAGACACATGGTGTCTCGAAGTCAAGACATTGTGAATCAAATCGTTGTTGCATGAGTGACACGTGTGTGATTCACTATGGATCGTAAGCAAGACACCGCCAGGCAGGAGGCAGCTATGCAAGAGCTGGAAGCTCGAATGAAGCCCGGATTATTGGATCGCCTCAAGCGGAATGCGGGCATCAATTCCGACTCTGCGTTCGCCGCGACGATCGGATCAAGTCGCGCCACGCTCGATGAGGTGCGCCGGGGAAGTCGAGCGCCGTCGATGGGATTTGCAATTGGAGTCTGCAAGGCATTCGGACTTGGCCTCGGCGAAGTTGTCGAATTTGATCGTGACGACATGAGGGCGTCGGCATGACCGTCACCATCGCAGCCGTTCCGGACGGCGACGAATTCTGGCAAGCGACTCAGTGCCAAGCGGCTACGGGCGTTCCGAAGGGAACTTGGCTCTACTGGGCGCATATCGGAAAGGGTCCAGCAAGTTTCAAGCTTGGGCGCCGCAGGGTCTGGCGAAAGAGCGTAATTCTCGCCTGGATAGCAGAACAGGAAGCTGCAGCTTCATAAAAAGCCGCCATCTGCAGCAACAGATGACGGCCAACCGAATCCCAAGCAAAGGAATCTGATGACTGAGACTACCGCACAACCACTTACCCGTGAAGACATCACAGCGGCAGTGATCGCAGCACTCCGAACCAACACAGTAAATGTGGTTAACACCAAGTCCGAAAGACTGCGCAACATTGGAGAATCCGAACAAGCCGCGCGCGACCGCCATCCTGCCAGGAAGGGATTGACCAGCCCCTTTACCTGCGACAGCGCAAATGCCGACGCAGGTAAAGGAGCTGACGACTTACTTGTCGGCCTCGAGTGCAGCCTTGGCGTTGGCCTCCTCGAAGGAGTAAGGGAGGGGTTCTCCCCCAATCGACACTCCTCCAGGAAGCTTCGCGGAATCGAGGTAGACCTCAAACATCTCGCCGTTGAGTTGGACAATGTCGGTGGAGTCGTACCTGTATTGAACCGGAATCGACGGGTGCATCCAGATGATGTTTCGAGCGGGGTCTCCGTTGTCCTTGGTTCCGAAGAGAGCCAAATGGAAGCCCTTTCCGTCACGAAAGAGGCTGTCAGCGACCGCATTTATATAGGCAAGGGTCGAGTTGTCACTGTTGTACATGGATCCGTCATAGGCGAGCGTAGCCACGATTCTTCTCCTGCTGTTGATGGTTGTGGTGACCCAACTGTAGGAGACGGGCCCGTCGCCGGGGCTGCGTCGACAACCCCGGCGGCCGAGGCCGCGATCGCGTCGATCATCGAAGCGATCCGTGACGCACGTGTCGACGAGGTTGCAGCACTGCGCCTTCAGCGCGCTGCGGAGTCGAATCTCGCGGAGATGAACGACAACCTCGCATACGCAAAGAATCAAACCCGAACGGCCGAGCTGGCATTGCTCGACCACATCAACGGAGGTGCAGCATGAGCGACCTGAACCTCTTCAACCCCGACGAGTCCCCGTTCGACTCGATTCGGCAAGTCCATCCGGATGGATCGGAGTTCTGGTCGGCCCGCGATCTCATGCCGCTACTCGGGTATGAGAAGTGGGAACGGTTCGAGGACGCCATCGATCGGGCCGTTGACAGTATGCGAAACAGTGGGCAAGACCCCATGCGCAACGCTTCCCGGCGCCGGGAAGCGATCGCAAAGACCGCCCGCACAAACTGGCATCTCTCCCGCTTCGCTTGCTACCTCGTCGCAATGAACGGTGATCCCCGCAAGTCGGAGGTTGCCGCAGCCCAGGCGTATTTCGCGATCCGAACTCGTGAGGCGGAGACGGCGCCGGCCGCCGTCACGGAGCTCTCTCGTCTCGACATCCTCAAGTTGGCGATTGCCGCCGAAGAGGAGAAGGCGGCGCTGCAGTCGCAGGTCGCGGTGATGGCTCCGAAGGCTGACTATGTCGATAGGTATGTCACCGACGAGGACGTCTTGAGTTTCAGCACTGTCGCTTCAACTCTCGGGCTTACGGAGTCGCGACTCCGCGAAATCCTGATCGAGCACGATTGGATCTACACGGAGACTGCAACGCGCTGGTCCCACAAGGAGCAGCGGAAGAAGCCGGTCAACCGTTACACCGAGAAGGCTCATAAGAAGTCGTACTTCCAGCGAGTCGAGAGCCATGAGGCACCGCGATTTCGTGGCGAGGTCATGCACACGCTCAAGATCACAACCGAAGGCGCGCAAGCGATTGCACGTGCGGTCGAACGCTGGACGAAAGAGGCTGCAGCATGAACGAGTACACCACTCCGAGCGGCGAACGGATCGTTGTCGGCCAGGTCTACCGCGATGCCCGCGATGTCCATGTTCGGACTCTTCGCGTCGATGAGATCAGCGTCGACCGTTACGACCACGTCCGAGTGACCTGCACGGTCATTCGACAGGAGGACGGCAGCAAGGTCACTGAGCCGATGCGCCCGACGACGATGGCTCCTTCGCGCCTGGTCAGCCGCGCGTTTCAACTGCTCGAGGAGGTGAAGTGATGTCTGAGTTCAATCGCCAGTTTGCGATCTGGCTTCCCAGCGGGAGTTTGTTCAATGTTCCTAAGCCGGAACCGTCGCCGTTCAGTTTCTTCGGTCGCTCTCAGTCTCAGCATCAGCCACGGGTGATGGTTTTCGAGACCGAAGAGGATGCGAAGAGTGTCCTGGCGCAGCTCCAGAACGAAGCATCGAAGGTTGGCGTGCTGAATTTGGGCGCTTCGATCGTCTCCCGCGTCGTCGGCCCCTGGGCGGATCCCGACCTGACCGGATTCATGAGAGCGGTCGAAGAGCACGCGAATGGTGCGGAGTCATGACGGCCGTCGTAGCGGTTCAGCGTCAGCGCGCGCTCGCCGCGATCGAGGTCTACGAGGCCGCCCTCGAGGAGTACGAACTCCCGTCGGCTCCACGGTCAGAGGCTGACCGGATCGTCGCCGCCGACAGGGTGATCGCCGCTGCCGCTGGCCTCCGAGTCGCTATCCCGATGTAGCCCAACAACTCCGGTGGCGTCACCACTGTAGGACCGTGCCGGTCCAGATGGCCGGCAACCCGGCGCCACCGGCCCAAACTTCCCACACTCCCATTTCTCCTGCGAAGGACATTCTGTGATGACGCATACTCAAAACACGCCCAAAACGGCACCGGTGCAGCCTGAATCGTGCCCGGATTCGTCGCCGCTCGCAGTGCTCGGCCCAAGCGATCCGCTCGTCACTGCGCAGGCTTTCGACTGGCCCGGCGATTCCGACGTCGACCATGACGACGACCTCGACGCGCTCACCATCGAGAACGGAGCGATCCGCTTCGCTGACGAGGTGAAGCCGGTTGTGGTCGACCGCGACACCTGGGCTGAATGGGGACTGGAGCCCGCGCCGAAGTCGTCCCGCCGCATCAAGGTTGCCGCGATCGTCATTGTGGCGGTGATCGCGATCCTGCTGGTCGCCGCTATGGCCTCGCTCGGCCCGATCGGTGGTGCAGCATGAGGCGCCCGACCGCGACTCAGCGCGCAGCCCGGATGGCGGAGCGGGTCCTCATCGATGGCCGACTGGTTCACCCTCGCGCGAACCACGGCACCACGACCGCCTACAACAACTTCGGTTGCCGTTGCCTCGATTGCGCAGCGCGAGAAACCGAGCGGAAGCAGCGAGCTCGTGATCCGCGGTTCGACGGCGAGTGGACGCGTTTGGATTCCATGCGGCTCGACGAGTGGGCTCGATCCCATCCGAACCGCACACCACTGCAGTGTGATCCGCATCTGTACGCGTTGCTTCACGACGCCGAGTCGGTGGCGGCATGACCGACCACATTCACAACACCGAATGCACGAAGCTCGGTCAGCCCTGTCACGGCCGCGGCGTCCCGTGCAAGAAGTCTCACCCAACGCAACCGGATCTCACTTGCGCCAAGCTCGCCGGCCACGGCGTCGATCACGAGGGCTGGGGCAACGCGATGAAGCGAATCGAATGGACCACGGAGGCAACAGCATGAGCACCACATTCAGCATCAACCGTGGCGACCTCGCCAAGGCGCTCACGATCGGACTGAAGTTTTCAGGTAAGGAGCGTGAGCTTCCGATGCTCTGCGGGATCAACCTGTCGATGATCAAGGGGCAGCTCGCAATCACTGGGACTGACCGATTCCGTCTCGGGCTGGTCCGCATCAGGCCGAATCCCGAAACTGCGGACGGCTCGGCAAACCCCGACCTGGCTGGCCCAGGTAGCAATATCGGAGTCCTGCCGCGTGCAACGGCAACCCGGTTGCTTCGCGTGATCGGTGGTCCACTGGATGACCGCTCACCCAACGTCGAACTCACCGCCTCGGGTCGAGAGCTCACTGTCGCCGACGGGGAGACCAGACTCACAGTCACGCTCGCCGACGAGAAGTTCCCCGACGTTGTCGGGATCCTTCTTGAAGAGATGGATCGTCCGATCGACCTCGATCTCTGGGGTGTGAACACCGCGCTCTTTACAGCATTCAAGGATGCTGCGTGGCGTAAGGGAGATCATGCGACCGTGCGGCTTTCGACGCCGTCTCGTCCCGCGTTGGTGCGAATTGGCGATCACTTTATCGGGTGCTTGATGCCGGTGCGGATCGCCGAGCACGGGGCGCCTGCGTCGGATTGGAAAGAATTCCTGACGCCCGAACCTGAGAAGCCGAAGCGCACCGCCAAGCGTGCATCCAAGGCGGCGAAGTGACTGACCCACTGCAGGATCCGGTCAACAGCCCCGACTGGTACGAGCAGGAGATCGGCGAAAAGGTCGATCACGCGTACGAGAGTCTCGTCGCGGATTGCGTCGAGAAGTTCCCGACGCGTGAACCTGCGACATTCCCCGCGGTGCCGACCTTCATCACCTGGGGGTGTGGAACGTGTGGGAAGTGGCGGTCCGCGCCGTGCGCACCGAGTTGCGTGTTTGGCGGCCAGGGCGATCCGGCCGACTTCAAACGCGCGCGTGTCGAGTCGGAACGTCGCGAGGACGTCCAGGCTGCAATGCGAGGTGAGTGGGAATGAAACTCTCCGAAGCCATCGAGAACGTCGGCAGACGGGTGATCTACACGCACCCAGCAACTCTGGCAACCGAACCCGGAATCATCCGCAGCGTCGACATTGCGAACCGCGGACTCGTGAACGTCCAGTACGGCGCCAATATCTGGGCCACCCATCACGACAACCTCACACTTGATCGGAGCCGAAGATGACCTCGCGACTCGTGACGACGAAGGCCGTACCGGGCTCGCCGGAGTGGCTGAAGATAATCACCGCGTCGAAGATCCCGTCCATCCTCGGTATCTCGCGTTTCAAGTCGCAGTTCTCGCTGTGGCACGAGATGGCCGGCACCGTGACGCCGGAGCCGATCGGCAAGGCACAGCAGGACGATTTCGACTACGGGCATGCGGCGGAGCTGGCGGCCGCCGAGTACTGGCGGTACAAGAATCCCGGGTGGAAGCTCTCGCGAGCCGAGGTCCAGTACACCAATGACGAACTGGGATTCCCCAACGCCGCCACCGTCGATGCCCGTGGTTCACGCGGATCGAAGCGCCGCGGTGTGGAGAAGAAAACGGCGCGCGACCTCGCCGAGTGGGGCGACGACGGATCTGGTGAAGTGCCCGCCGACTACACCGCGCAGGTGATCTGGCAGCAGATCGTCACCGGCTGGCTCGACCCGTCGGACGTTGTCCTGTGGCCGCAGTACGGCAAGCCGAAGATCTACACGATCGCGCACGATCCGGTTGTCGCGGAACTGATCCTGGGCCGCGTCAGGGAATGGAATGCCAGCCTGGCTGCTGGGATTCCGCCTGAACTCGACGACTCGATCAGCACGTACGCGACGGTTCGGCGCCTGCATCCCGACATCGATGGAACCGAGGTGCAGATCTCAGCGGAGCAGGCTTTCGACTACCTCGCCGACGATGGCGAACTCAAGGCCTTGACAAATCGCCACCGAGGCCGAAAGACCTCCGTCCTCAACACCATGGGCAACGCCAAGTATGCGATGTGCGGAGACCTCAAAATCGCCGAACGCAGACCAGGCAAGGGCGGCAATATCTCGCTCTACGCCAACACGAAGCTCGATCCCGCCTCGATCCTGAATCCCGAAACAGTGAAGGAACTTTCAGCATGACAAACCAGATCGCAGTACGCGGCAACACGACCGATCTCGTTATCGACCCGAACCAGTCGACGTTTACCGATGTGCAGGTGGCGGCACTCCGGCAGCTCGGCGTCGAGGATGCGCCGAAGGGCGACCTCGACCTGTTCTTCCATCAGGCGAAGCGCACGGGTCTGGATCCTTTTGCGAAGCAGATCTACATGCTCGGTCGCCGCACGAAGATCAAGGTGTGGAATGAGCGGGCGAAGCGTCAGGACGAAGAGTGGGTCATGAAGTACACGATCCAGACAGGGATCGACGGCTACCGGGTGACCGGTCACCGTCTGGCGCGTCTCGCTGGTGACGACATCGCGGTCGAGGGTCCGTTCTGGCGCGGTGCCGACGGAGGATGGGATGACGTGTGGCTGGACCCGAATCGTCCGCCGCTGGCAGCAAAGTACGTCGTCGTCAAGAACGGTGTGAAGTACTCGTCGGTCGCGATGTACGGCGAATACGTGCAGACGTACTCCAAAGATGGCCAGCAGCATCCGAATTCGATGTGGGCGAAGATGCCGGCCAACCAGCTCGCGAAGTGCGCAGAGGCTGCGGCATGGAAGAAGGCGTACCCGAACGATTTCTCGGGCATGGTCCTCGAGGACGCTGTGCAGGTGATCGACGCCGAGTCGACGTCGGTGACGTCGGAACGTGTGCCGGCGCCGAAGGGTGGCACCGCTGGTTTGGCTGCCGCGCTCGGTGTCACGGCCGAACCGGAGCAGACCGTGATCGAAGCGCGTGCGACGCCGGATGAGCTGCAGGAGTTGCTCGCGGCGCTGGACAAGCACGGGATCGAAGTGTCGGAGCGGGCGGCATTCTTCGCAGGTCGACTCGAGAGGCCGCAGGGGCAGGAACTCTCCGGGCTCGAGGATCTGACGAGCGCCGAGGTGGCGACCACGATCCAGTTTCTCGAAACCGGCGAAGAACCGGCCGAGTAAGTCCAACTGCAACAGGCTCGGGCCGTCTCTTCGGTGGCGGCCCGGGCGAGCAAGGTGAGAACTGAACCATGACGGCAGAGCCAGCGATCGAGTTCGAGGACGGGCAGCAGTCGGTCGATCGGTTCGTCTGGGAGGGCATCGTCCGACGTGTCAGCATGCCCTCGGGCGCGAAGTATCTGGCGCTGATGTTGGCGACGTTTTCGGATAGCGACGGGTCGCGGATCTATCCCGGAATCGGACTTCTGGGCCGCACGATGGAGGTCTCGGAGCGGACCGTCATCCGGAACCTCGGGTGGCTTCGAGACAACGGTTTCGTGACTCGTTCGAAGAAAGGAAATCGGCACCTGTCGATGTCGGACGAGTACCAATTGACGGTTCCGCCAGACGTTCTCGATCGGCTTGTTCTGGATCCTGATGGCGCAGAGTCTAAGTGACATGGGTGTCACCTAGAGATTGTTTCCACAGGCTGTGGATAGAGGCTCGAAATCCTGTGGATAACTACCGATTTCAGAAAACAAACCGAAAAGTCTAAGTGACATTTGGAGCAAGTCTAAGTGACATTTCGCAAAGTCTAAGTGACATTTCGAGCAAGTCTAAGTGACACCCATGTCACCCCACCATATTTACCAACCCATAAACACCAACCACATACCAATCCTTCTGGTTGCTCTAGGTGAGTACCTCACTTGTGGATGTGGATGAACGAAGGAAAATCGATGTCGGCATTGGGTACGAAAAAGCGCGACGTGTTCGCGGACGCAAAACGGAACTTCGACCACATGGTCACCGAACACGAAATGACGATCCTTCGGGACGACGAGCTGTACCGGCACATCCGTTGCCGGCGCCCAGGGACGAGCCTCTGCGGCTGGGATCTGATCACCTGGCCCGGCCACCTCGTCGTCACCGGCGACGTGGAGAGCTTCCACTTCGCTCGCGAGGCGGACATGTTCGGATTCTTCGAAATGTGCGGCAACGAGCACGGCATCAACCCGGACTACTGGGGCGAGAAGATCCAGGGCAGCGCAAAATGGAGAACCCACTCGCCTGAGCTGTTCACCCAGCTCGTCGTCGAACACTTCTGGGAGCGCCGACACAGCTACGAAGGCGACACCGCGGCGCTGTGGCGAGCGATCCGCGAGGACGTCCTGATCCACGCCGAGTACGCGGTGGCCGCACGGGATGCGTTGATGAGCTTCCAGCACTGGGACCGGCAGGCCGGCACATTCGAGTTCACCGACGCGTGGGAGTGGAGCTTCCTCGACGCCGATTGGCACTACCTGCGATCGCTGCACGCGATCGTCTGGGGCATTCGAAAGTACCGGGCAGCGAAGGCGTAATCGTGAAAACCGTCCTCGGGATCGATCCCGGAGCACGCGCAACGGGGCTCTGCGTCCTCTCAGGCGACGAAATCATCGCCCACCGCACAATCACCTCAGAAGGGGAGATATTTCCCGCAGAACGGCGCTACGTCCTCGCAGTCCTCGAAGCTGGCGCGACGCTCCTGCAAATCCACAACGTCGACCTCGTCGCTGTCGAAACCATCACCCGACCCAGCTGGCACATGAAAGGCCGCGCAGCCGTCGACCCCACCGCGCTGCTCGCCACCGCGGAAGTGCTCGGCGCAGTCCTCGGAGTCGACTGGCCCGTCAACGTCACCCAGATCCGACCGAACAAAAACGGGTCACAACCACTCGGCACCTACCCCGGCGAACTCGTCTCACCCGGAGAACGACGCAAACCCGGATGGGAAAACCGAATCGGAGGCGGCCAACTCAGACACGCGCGGTCCGCCTACGACGTCGCACGACTTGCCAGTCGCAACATCGCACGCAACTACTCACTTGCACAGGAGAACCCATGACCATCAAGGAAGTCACCTACTTCATCGCGGTGTGCGACGGCTGCAAGGAAGACGCCGACTACGGAGACTTCACTGCATGGGGCGACAGCTCGTCCGCCGTCGAGATGGCAGGCGATGACTGGTTCGAACGCACAAAGGTCGTCAAGGAAATCCCACCGTGCGAAGACCACCCACTAGGGCAGAAGATCATCGAGACAGTCGAACTGCTTTGCCCGGCCTGCCAGAAATGCGAGATCTGCGGCGAAAGTGGTTATCAGATGGACGATCATCTCGTCTGTGACGAGCACGAAGATCACGACTTCACGGACGCCTCCGCCCTCACCGAAACCGAGTGGCCGAACCTGAATGCGGTGCCGGCGTCAGTATTCGCAGTCAAGGATCGGAATGGCTTCGAATGGCGTCGGCGATCCAACGGAACATTCTGCGGGCGTGCAGGTTGCGGCAACGGACACCCCGACCTAGGTCCGTTCGTTGCGGATAAGGAGCGGTGAACATGAGCAGAATCATCGACGACATCCAGTCCGCACGCGACAAGCTGCCACTGCCGACACCCGGCAACTACGTGGACCCTCACGTCAAGGCTGCACGCAAAGCCACGCACGAGAGCACAGACGACGGACTCTACAAGCGAGACAGCCTGGTTCGCGCTGCAGCCGAACTGATCGTCGCACTCGAAATCCTGGACCGAGCAGACAAGGAGCGGCGGTGAGCGGCGTGACTGGGGCGGATGTTGAGCACACGAAAGCGCTGTACGAAAAGGCTGCGCTGACCAACCTGGTCGCCATGACAACCGGCGTCAAAGGTGGCGACCATTGGTACATCTGCGACGACAACGAATCGGTCGCCATGATCAGCGCCAACGACGGCATCGACGAAGAGTGGCGCCAACCTCGCGCCGAACTGTTCGCGCACGCCGTCAACACACTGCCCGCCCTGGTTGCCGAAGTGCAGCAGCTGCGCGCACGCATCACAGTCGCTGCCGAATACCACCAGCCAAAGAACTCGACCACCAGCACCAAAGACTTCTGCACGGAATGCGACCAGGAATGGCCGCGTGACACCCGAAAAGCGTTGGAGGCAATGAAATGAAGTATTTCTACGACACAGAGTTCCTTGAAGACGGTTCGACGATCGATCTGATTTCGATCGGGATCGTCTGCGAAGACGGACGTGAGTACTACGCCGTCAACTCGGACGCTGACTGGGATCGAATCAGGAAAGACGACTGGTTGATGGTCAATGTCGTCAGCTCACTTCCGACACACAGCAGAGGGCAAGTCGAGAAGCGCCAGGGATTCGGACAGTCGGGTTACTTGTGGGGTGGCCTCGATATGAGTTCCACTCTCGTGAAGCCGAATTGGGTCATCCGGAACGAGGTGCGTGAGTTTCTACTCGCAGAACCAAACCCCGAGCTGTGGGCTGACTATGCGGCATACGACCATGTCGCACTCGCGCAGCTATGGGGGAAGATGATCCACCTTCCCGCGGGCTTGCCGATGTACACGCGGGACTTCCAGCAGCGTCTCGATGACCTGGGGCGACCAGAGATCCCCGACCAGGTTTCAGGCTCGCATGACGCGCTTGAAGACGCTCGACACCTCAAGCGCTGCTTCCAGCATGTATCCGAGGTGTCGTCGTGACCGCGCCTGATCCGGGGTTGACCGCGGAAGCCAAACAGTGGGACGGGACACGCGCCTCGATCGAAGAGATAGCGCAGTGGGCCAACGCAAACGCCGACCTCATGGACGATTTCACTCTCGAATACAGCTTCACCACCGGCACGGACGTATTCGACGTGAGGATCGCAACCGAGAACGGCGACGAGGTTGTCAGTTCTGGCGACTGGATCATCCGCGACACGGCAGGCGAATTCCACCTTTGCCGAACCGTCTGCGCAGCTTTGGAAGGGGAATGACATTGAGCGAGACCGCACTACACACGGTCACCATCACTGGCGACGAAGACAGTCCACGGATCGAATTCACCTGCAACGGTGGCATCGAGTCGGCCTGCCACAACTATCCGGCCTGTGACTGCGAGAGCTGGGATGACGATCACCACCACCCGAAAGTCACGCACGAACTCTGCTGGATGCAGCACTGGTTCGACAACGACTGCATCAGCCCGATGGGCGAGCAAGGCATCCTCGACGACTGCGAATACAAAGTCGGCATGAGCGGCCCGATCGCCACAATCTTGTGCCACGACTACGTCGAGTGGGAGTTCCTACCCTTCAAGTCCTCTGAGGGTAATTCTCCGTGAAGGTACGCAGTGCGGGAGAAAGCTCATATCATGAGACCCGCACCAGCAGCGATCAATGCAGCGCATGCAACAGCGGATGTTACGAGAATATGGTCGGCGACGAACTCGACGAAAAAGATGGTCGACCACACGCCGAGAAGCCCGGCAATGAGGATCATTGTGCCAACGGTTGCGGTACAGATGCGCTTCATACGGGAGGGCTCCTCGGGAGTGCGCTTTGCCTTTGTCGGTACGCATTTGATGTGTATCCCTTGCCGGTGTATCGCTGCCCGACTGTCATGGCAGCGATACACCAACAGGGAAAGGGACTTTCGCCCCTTCGTCTATTCCTTCTCGGAAGGTCGCCCCTGTTGAGCGGCCAACGCGAAGCAGAATATGAAACCTCCGACTGCCGCGTAAACCCAGCTCGGAGTCCCGTCAATCCCCAGGATCGCCAAGACGAGGAACAGGATCAGTAAGGCCAGAAACTGCAATCCAAATGCGGTTGCAACCTTCAGCAGGCGTGTTTTCATGAACCATCCTTACCAACGGGCGATAAACGTCTTCCAATGCCACACAGCAGCATTGATCGCCTGATTCTTCAAGAACTGCGGCAGTAGCTTCCATGCAAGGGACCCGATATTACCTGCCGCGCAGCCAGCTACGACTCCGTAGATGTAATTGGTCCACGCTGTGTTCGTGCCGGCGAGGAAGTTGCTGATTGCAGTGGCGGGGACGGAGCCGAGGGCGCCACTTGCGCACCAGGCGACAGCAGCCGCGGCGATGACTGGGAGCGCTTGGGGCGTTACCTGTCCTTCTCCCGGTGTCACCGGCGCGACTGGCGTGACTGGATCGACTGGCGTTTCGATCGCTACGGCAGGCGGTGTTGGGGGACTGATGATTTGGACATCGACGATCGAGGTCGGGGGCGAGACTGGTTGAGCAGACGCTATTCCGTTAGTGCCAAACAAGGCGGCAGAAGCCACGGCGGTTGTGGTGACGGCGCTCAGAAGGATCCTTCGAGCACGTATCGGCATTCGCATTAGTTTTCCTGTCGTTTGGTCCGGACTGTCTCGATGTCGCGGTTCGGTAGTGACTCTATAAATTCCAACCGGTTGGAAAAGGTGCGCAAACACACAGTAAAGGATCGAGGGTGAAAATGGGGAACTCGGTTTGGTTTCGGTGATTCGCGCAAATTTAGGACAATTGTCCACTTGGGCAGAGTGATTGAAAGATGCAACAGGTGCTCGGATTACGTAAAGCGCAATATCGAGATGGTGGAGGTTGATGAAGCGTGACTGATTCGGTTGCCGCACACTTTGACATGGTCGCCGCATGTGAATACGGGACCTCTGGGTGGTGCACGACCGGGCGACACGAAAAGTGCGCCCATCGCATCGGCGGACCGCAAGAGTCCGGAGTCTGGTCGCCCGAGTGTTACGTGACGATCGGAAACAAGCCCAACGGAAAGACCGCCGTTCCGGCCGGATGGCCAACCGTTATCCGGCCATCGCACATCTGGCGCTGCCCGTGCGAATGCCACAGTGTGCCTGTGGACGACGAGCCGAATGACTTGCTCGAACTGTTGGTAGTAGACGGATCGTGAAAGACATTGCGACACAAATAGATTGGTTGAGTATGGTGATAGAATCGGCTAGAATTGGGTAGAAGTGTCCGACGGCTTGAAAGCGGGGATCGTAATGGCCACATCAGCACTCAAGGGGGAACGATGAGCATGGATACTGCTAGCTTCAGCGCCTTCCTCGAATTTTTCGAAGCGCGGATCGCGGACGATGAAGCTATCGCAAGTGGCGCAGTCCGTTGGTCGCACGGGGCGGCAGGGTGGGCAGATGGCGGTGAACCGGATTTCATACATATTGCTCGGCATGATCCTGCTCGGGTGTTGCGTGAGGTAGCGGCAAAGCGGGGGATTGTCGCAAAGGCGCGGCAGGGCATGGTCAACATCCGAATATTTCCTGGACTCTGGGAGTCGATGCAGCTTCTCGCCTTGCCGTACGACGACCATCCCGACTACCGCGAGGAGTGGCGACCTTGAGCTTCGGCACTGAAGCGGACCACTTTTACCTTGATCGAATAGGGCAGCGGCAACTTGTCGAGATCCTGCGATCGGTGCCAACTCTCATGGCCGGTCTCGACGTAGCTGTTGGCAAGCAGGAGAAGTTCGGGTCCGGTGGACCTCGGGTTGGCCGAGTTGAGCAAGCGCAGCCGTTGCCGTTCAATCCGCGAGTATCCGACGCGGCAACAGCCTTGCATCACGAGCTGGCGACATGGGTGCGGTTCGTGTGTGAGCCGCGTGGGATCTGGTACTGGCCGGAAGGCTGCACGCACTCGGCCAACTTCATTGGACCACTGCGCGAGCGGGAGAAGCGTGCGCCCGTGCACTTCTCGCCGCCGAACACCTTGGAGCTGGCGGAGTGGCTCGACCGTAACGTCGCGGCACTTGCTCTCACTCCCGGTGGCGAAGAAGCGCTTGGCGCGATCCGCAACGTCGTGATGGCTGGGTTCGCGACCCTGCGTCCGCCGAGAGAGGAAGTGATTCCGACGCTCGACGAGGATGCAGTGAACGAGGCACGCGAGTATGAGATGCATCGAGACGCGATCGCGAAGGCCGCGCGAGGATTGGGTGAGGAGTACGCGGGACTGACAGCCCAGCGGGTGAACACTCTTCGCCGAGCAAAAAAGATCTTTGGCACGCGGTGCATCGTTGCAACCCGGGCGGAGCTATTCCGATTCGGTGATGTCCTCGACGCGCATTTGGAACACAAGAGTCGAAGTCGCAGTAAGGAAGCGGCGTGAAACCTTAACCACGCCAGGTGTGTTAAGCTTCGCTCGCAAGGGCGTGAGAGGTATCCGAAAGGGTAAGTCTCACGCCCCTTCTGCATCCAGGGGCGCGTCTGGATCTGTCGATGCACTAGCCGAAACATCACCGGCGGGTGCTCCGGGAATCAACGCCACAATCTTCCGCTCAGGTCAAAGTCGCCGATCCGGTTCTGCTCACGCGCCGGATATGGAATCCAAGCTCGCGCCAAGACGGCCCCCGCCGTAGTGCGCTGCTGCCTGAGCGGGCTCAACGTCCCCGCTGTCGTGGGGCACACGGTGATCCGGGGAGATCGGTAGCCGAACAACTGAATAGCCCCGGCCTGCAGGCGGGGCCCTGGAGAGTAAACCGCCAGTGGTGGCGGGACCGCTTCGAACGCGGCACGGGCCGAAAGGCCAGGGGTTCGACTCCTCTTCTCTCCGCCATGACGTCCCGCCGATCCTCGGAGGCCCGAAGTGAGTCGAACATTTGACGATATCGGCGCGGTTCTCCGCTCGATGAACTATGAGCAGCGCAGTCTGACTCTGGAGCTCGTATCGATCGTCGCGTTCTCGTGCACGACGATCCCAGGCGTGCTGCTCCCATCCTCGGAGATTGTCGATGCGATCACAGAGAGCGTCGCCGAGAAACTGGATCTGCTGTCTGTGCCGGAACCGGTGGACAGCTTCGATATCGAGCGGGCAATGCTCGATATCGAAGCAGCACAACTGCATCGTCAGAGGGTCTACTCAGATCCGGAAAGTGTTGGCGTCTACGGCCCATGGAATCCGAGATGGCAGGCTGGCTCCCAACTGCAGCATGCGCAAGACAGGCTGACGCAGCTCCGCAAGGCCAGTGCATGACCGCCATCCTCGACCTGATCGAAGCGATCCGAATCGTGATCGCGCTCATCGAGTTTTGGGTGATCTGATGTGCCTCAGCCTCAAGCAGCCTCCGAATCCAACAAACCCCGACGAACAATCTCGTCATGAATCGCACGCAGAGTGTCATCGAGATCTGCAAAGTATCCGTCGTCAGGACACGGAATCAGCAGAGCTGCATCCTCGTACACGACTCTCAAAGCGCAGTACAGATCAACGAGATCCGCATTGCCAACTGGTAGACGCGGCGCCATCGTGTGACCTCCGAAGGTCGATGTTCGATTGCGATATCCGAGGTGTTCCACGGATCACTTCTTCTAAACGCTTCGTGTCGTGAGATGCAGAAGGAGGTGAGGGGCCGATGACAACAACCAAGTTGACTACCGAGCGGGGACCTGGTTGGTCAGACCTTCCGGTCGAACAGCCCGACATCAATCCCGGTCCGCATCTCTGCGAGGGGTGCGGCCGATGGATTCCATGCAGACACTGTGAGAGAGGCTCGACAATGACAGAGGCAGTCGATGGACAGTCCCTGGTCGTGAACAACACCGGCCGTCCCGAGTGCATCGTCCCGAAGCATGAAGGCGAGAAGGCCGCGCGCCGACTCGAACGGATGCTCCGGACCGTCCTCGCCCCCACCAAGGCTGACCCGTACTTCCGTCGGGGCACCCCGCACTACGAGGAGGCCACCCGGGTACTGGGGGCCAGCGCAAGATGGACGGTCGACGAATCAGTTCGACAGATCAGCCGACGTTGGTTGAAGGTCGATCGCTTTGTCCCGGATACCGACGGCTGGCCGCAACTCACCGCTGCCAATGACGGGACCCTCGTGACCGAGTCCGTCCGTATCCGGATCCCTCGCGACTCGTGGCTCGCCCGCGGTTACTCCCATCGTCGGCACCGCAAGGGTTTTCCCTCCGTCGGGTAGCCGACCCCGACGGCTGGTCTCAGTGCATCAGGGCCACATCGGCGCCAGGCTGTCGCGGTCAATCGCGGCGGCGGCCGGCGCCGCACCCATGTCGAACTCGGAAGTGAAAGGCAGGAACGAATGCCAACACTCGAAGACATGATCGCCGACGACATCGCTCATCTTCGACGCGAGCGATGTCGAGCGAACAAACCAGCGGTCGCCTTCCTCACCGCAACCCTGAACGCTCGGCTCTACGAGCTCACCCACGATGGGCAGGCCCACTGATGGCCTGGGAGCGCGGAGGCCACAGCCGCACCAGCACCGCAGCCCACCGACGCTGGGCCAGGCAGGTCAAAGCCCGGGACGGATACCGGTGTCAGAGGTGCGGGTATCAGGGCAGCGCGGCGGCCCAACCGCATGACATCGAGGCCAATCACATCGTCAACACCAGGTCCGGGGGCACCGACACGCTCCCCAACGGAGAGGCCCTCTGCTTGCCTTGTCACGCCGCGGAAACTCAACGCGAAGCCCAGGCCGGACGAGCAAAGAACGGCCGCCTCCGACCAGCTGAGCCACACCCGGGCCGACGCTGACGTGACCTCCGTGCCGCCACTCTGGCCTGCCCCGTGACCCCCTGGGGGGATGCCCCTACCCCCACCCCCACGGGCCCACGGTTGGCATAGCAGTCAAAAACATGCGTGCGCCGCTTCTGGTTTTTTGGAGCGAGGAGGAGGTCTGCGATGGTCAAGCCAAAAGCGCCGGCAGGCTTTCGCGCGGCAGGAAAAAAGCTCTGGTCCGGAATTTCCAGTGCATACGAGTTGCGTCCCGACGAGCTCCGGATTCTCGAAGATGCTTGTCGCGAGGCTGATCTGATCGACTCGATGGTCAAGTGGCTCGAAGACGACGACATCATGACGACCGGGTCGACCGGGCAGCCGGTGGTCAATCCGCTGGTGTCCGAAGTGCGTCAGCATCGGACTGTTCTGTCGTCGTTGATGCGGCAGCTGAAACTGCCCGACGACGGCAATGTCGAGAAGGAGGCGGGCGAGCGCTCAGCCTCCGCAAGGACCGCGGCGAACGCCCGGTGGTCCAGGCGTGGCGCGTAGTCGCGCGGCGACTCTGATCAAGTCTGCGGATTCCGAGTTCGCCGAGATCATTGCCTGGTACGAGGAGCAGCTCGACGACGCTACTCCGCCAACGGGGTTGTTATGGGAGCCGGTGAAGATCGGCCCGACGTGGCAATGGGACGAAAACGGCTGGGTGTTGCCCGAGGCCAGTCTCGGATGGCGGGTCCTCGCCTGGTCAGGAAAGTGGCTCAGGGACAAGCGTGGACAGCCATGGCAGTTCACTCCCGAGCAGACTCGTTTCATCCTCTGGTTCTTCGCGGTCGACGAGAACGGCGGATTCCTCTATCACTCGGCGGTCCTGCAGAGGCTGAAGGGTTGGGGCAAGGATCCGGTTGCGGCATGTCTCGCGCTCGCAGCGTGTTTCGCCGAGGTGACGTTCGACCACTGGGACGGCGATCGTCCGATCGGTCGCGAGGAACCGAACGCGTGGGTGCAGATCGTCGCGGTCAATCAGGAGCAGACCAAGAACACGATGAAGCTCCTGCCGTCGTTGGTGCCGGCGGAAACCCGCCAGCATTACGGCATCCAGATCGGCAAGGTCAATCTCTACGGCCTCGGCGACACTCGGCAGATCGAAGCGGTGACCTCGTCAGCGATGGCGATCGAGGGTGGCCGGCCGACGCTGATCATTCGCGGCGAGACACAGAACTGGAATTCGTCGAACGGCGGCCACGAGATGGCGGGCGCTATCGAGGGCAACGCCGCGAAATCCGAAGACGGTACCGCTCGGATGCTCGACATCTGCAACGCCTTTCGTCCCAATGAGGGCTCCGTCGGGCAGGTCGTTCGCGAAGCATGGGAAGCAACTCAGGGCGAGGAATCGGAGTTTCAGGACTTCGGCCTGTTGTACGACTCACTGGAAGCGCCACCGAAAGCGCCACTCAGCGCCGAGGCGGCACCCGATGTGGTGCGCGCAATCGCGGGCGATTCGACCTGGCTCGACACCAAGCCGCGTGGTCGCATCGTCAAATCAATTCTGAACTCTGCGAACCCTCCGAGCGAGTCACGGCGCAAGTGGTACAACCAGATCACGGCCGCCGAGGACGCCTGGGTCGTCCCGCAGGACTGGGATGCCAACGCTGATCCTCGTGTGCTCGAGCGCGGCGATCGCATCGTGATGTTCTTCGACGGATCGAAGTCCGATGACGCGACCGCCCTGGTCGGGTGCCGAATGTCGGACGGGTACATATTCCGGATCGGTATCTGGCAGCGCGGCCCGAAGGACAAGGACTGGATTGTCAATCGGGACGCGGTCGACGTCCGGGTTCACGAGACGTTCGCGAAGTACTCGGTTGTCGGCTTTTGGGCTGACCTTTCCGACGCTCGCGACGACGAAACAGGTGAGCGCTACTGGGAGCCATACGCCGACGCCTGGGCTCAGAAGTATGCCCAGAAGCTACGGCTACTCCCGGCAGTTAAGTCGGGAGACTCTGCGCACCTGATCAATTGGGACATGCGCTCACCGGCCCACATGAAGGTCTTCATCGAGCACGCCGAGCGATTCACCTCGGATGTGAAGAACGGCGCAACGGAGGGGAGTACGGGCGTGATCCCTCATGACGGAGACAAAATCTTGCAACAGCATGTGAAGAACGCGCGCCGGCGCCCCGCTCGTGGAATCGGCGTCGGTCTCGGCAAAGAGCATCGCGAGTCGAAGAAAAAGATCGACGGCGCGGTCTGCGCGGTTGGCGCTCGAATGATGTGGCGCATTGCCATCCGCAGTGGAATCAAGGCGACATCGCGTTCGCGGAAGGCGGTCACCCTGTGATGAAAGGGATTTCGCAGCTGTTCGGCGGGCGTGGCATCCCGGCTCTGTTTCTCCGGACGCTCGCCCTCGACGACGACGAGGAACGCCTCGTCGGACAGATGCGCGCGCAGATCCGGAAGTTCGCGGCGAAGAACGCCATCAAGAATGCCTTCTACGAGGGTAAGCAGAAGACGCGACAGCTCGACATTGCGGTGCCTCCGGGCTTGCAGGATCTCGCTGTGTCGATGGGATGGCCGGGTACAGCAGTCGATGTCCTCGAGGAGCGGCTCGACTTTCTGGGATGGACGTCGGTGCAGGACCTCATGGGGCTTGATGACGTGTTCCGCGAGAACAGCCTCGGCGTGGAAGCCGGGCGAGGGCATTTGGATGCACTGATCACCGGAACCGACTTTGTGACTGTCGGCCGCGGCGACACCAACTACGGCGAACCTGACGTTCTGGTCACCGTGGAGTCCGCGTCGTCTGCGACGACGTTGCGGAACTATCGAGCGCGTCGGTCGGAGGCCGGATTGTCTCAGACGCGCAATGAATTCGGCGCGGTGGAGATGGAGACGCTCTATCTGCCGAACTCGACCATCGGGTTTGCCCGCAATGAGCGAACGAAGAAGCTCGAGGTCATCTCTCGAGACGATCACAATGCCGGGCGAGTGTTCATGGCGCGCTTGGTCAATAGGGATCGAGCGTCGGATCTTGATGGGCGATCGGAAATTACTCGCCCGGTGATGTATTACACCGACGCAGCAATTCGAACAATGCTCGGAATGGAGATCAATCGCGAGTTCTACACTGCTCCTTCGCGATATGCGCTCGGCGCGGACCCGGAGCAGTTCGGTGTCAATGAGGATTCGACCGAGTCGGAGAAACGGCAGGCTGGCTGGAAGGCGGCCATGGGCCGATTCAACGTCATACCGCGAACCGAAGACGGGCTTGCGCCGACGGTGGGGGAGTTTCACCCAGCGCCACCGACACCGTACATCGATCAGGTCAAGATGTACTCCCAGCTACTGTCCGCCGAGACCGGCATTCCGTCGACCTACCTCGGTTTCTTCACGGACAATCCCGCGTCTGCCGACTCGATCCGACAGGCAGAGTATCGACTGGTCAAGCGCGCAGAGCGTCGGCAAGGAACATTTGGCCAAGGGTGGCGCGAGATTGCGTACCTGTCACTGCTCGCTCGTGACGGCAAGGTGGATGCAGATGCGTTCCGCAAGATCGGCGTTCGATGGCGTGACGCTTCGACTCCGACTCGTGCCGCAACTGCTGATGCCGGACAGAAGTTGGTGGGAGTGAAGATCCTGCGTCCGGACTCGCCCGTGACGTACGACTATATGGGTTTCTCGGAACAAGATCAGATGCGCTTAGCCGAGGAGAATCGATTGGCGATGGCAGCTGAACTTCCCGACCTGCTGCGCAAGGCTGCTGGCCAAGTTTCAAACCCTCAGGTGATCGAGTTGTCGAGTAGGCGCAATGCCAACGAGCCTGCTTGAGCGGAAGGAGATTCTGGGCCACCTGGACCGGCTAGCGATCAATGAGATCGTCAATGTCTGGGACACGGCGCAGGGTCTCCCTTCTGCGGAGTTCCGATCGGTGATGGTGAATTCATTGCCTGCGGTGACGGATCCGTATGCCGCTGCTGCGTCGAATCTGGCTGCTGCTTGGTATGACGAGTCTGCGCCGAATTTGCCCTATCGAGCGAAGCCGTCGCCACTTCCCGCGTCGGAGGGCTTGCTGTCTTCGGCTGATTGGGCGATGGGTGCTCGTGGCGCGGATGCGCTTGCCCGGCTGGCTGAGGTTGCGCAGAAAGCTATCTGGAGTGGTAATCGGCAGACGATCTTCGACAATGCGAAGGCAGAGCCTGGCGCGCGCTATGAGCGGGTTGCCGAAGGCAAGTGCTGCGCATTCTGCGCGATGCTCTGTACGCGAGGCGCCGTTTACCTGGAATCCACGGTGGGGTTTCGCGCTCACGGAAACTGTCGCTGCGGCGCGCAAGAAGTGCGGCCAGGCAGGTCCTTTGATCGGCCTGCCCACTATCAGCGCTTCGATGAGGCGTATGCCCAAGCTTCGCGTAATGCCACTGGCACGGACGCGATTCTCGCCGAGATGCGAATCATTCTCGGCTTTTCCTGACCATTTTCAGTGCTGCATGGTGCTGACCTATCCCGCACGGGAGTAGAAGATGAGTAGTGAACAGTTGGAAATCCCTACAGCTGAAGCGTTGTCGCGATATGCGCGCGAGCTGAAGGAAGGGGGATTCTCGCAGCCAGTGATCGACCAGCTCGTGATTCACGCGTCGGAGCACCTCGTGCTGGGTCGCGCACGACGCGACGAGTGCGGCCAGGAATCCGGCGTGCTGCGAGTGAAGGTGATCGCGAATGCATAACCCGAGAAAGTCGCTGCTCGTCGTTGCCCCTGCGGCTTTGGATCCTTTCGGCCAGTTCGGAAATCGCGCCGCTCGGCGTCACCCTCGACGAGATCCGAATGGGCACCCGAACGGCAATCCGAATCCGAATCCGAATCCGGAACCTGAGCCGAACCCGAACCCGAACCCGAACCCCGAACCCAATCCTGACGCGGCTAACTGGGCAAAGGTTTTCGAGGGTATGACGCCGGCCGAGGTGAAGGCACAGTTCGATCAGGCGAAGGATAATCGCGAGGCCGCGGAGAAGTGGAATCAGATTCAGAAGGCCTTCACGGGCGAAGGCGGCGACACGCCACCGGATCCCGCGCAGCTAGCCACCGACCTGTCTGCCGCAAGGGCCGGCGAACGCGAAGCGAAGGTCGAGAACGCGATTCTGCTTCTCGCCCCCACTGAGGGGGCGAATCCCAACTCGTTGATCGACTCCCGATCGTTCATGACCAGGATCGCCTCGCTCGACCTCGATCCCGCAGCCGCCGACTTCAACGAGAAGGTGACCGCAGAGATCAAAGCAGTTGCGGCGGCGCATCCGCTCACGGGCATTCCCCGCGGCCCGCTGCCCAACCCGCAGCAAGGTAACCCCGGCCATCAGAAGACGGAATCTACCGTCTCGGCAGGCCGTGCGCGATACAAGGAACGAAACCCCAAGTAGACCAACACATTCAACGAAGGAGGGATCCGGATGGATCTCAACATCAGGACCGAACGCTTCGGCCAGGATGACCAGTCCTGGCTGGCATCGGCACATGGCACCGACACGGCACGGGCAGTCAACATCGACGTGTCGACGTTCACGGCCGCCACTCACTACCCCGAGGGGTACCTCAAGTCCGGGTTTCCACTCAAGAAGGTCGGCAACCGGTACGGGCTGCGAACCAACGCCGACACCGAACCGATCGAGGGGCATCTCTTCACCGCGGTGAAGATTCCCCCGGGCGCGACCGTCGTGGTCGGTGCTCTCTTCTGGCATGGCGCCGTCCTGGCGGCGAAGCTGCCGTCTTCCGTCGACGTCGACGGTCAGGCAACTGCCCGCGACATCCGATACTTCTGAGGAGCCTGACTCATGGCACTAGTAATTAACAGCGACTTCATCACCCCGGCCGAACTCACGGGTTACATCCGCGAGGCTCTGGCCGATCAGGCAGTCAATGATCTGTCGCTGATCGACAATTTGCTTCCGGACACCCTCGTCCCTGATGTGGACTTCCGGGCGAACATCACGCAGCACGGCCTGAAGCGGGCTGCGAAGTTCCGTAGCTGGGACACCGAGGCTCCGCAGTCGCCCCGCAAGGGTCTGACTCGAATTTCCGGTGAGCTGCCTCCGCTTTCGGAGAAGAAGCGCCTCGGTGAGTACGACCGTCTGCGGCTGCGGAGGGCGAATTCGGCGATCCTGGACCTGATCCTCAAGGATGCGGTGGAGCTCGCGGACGCGATTCGCACGCGCCTGATCATCGCGAAGGCGCAGGCGCTCGTGACCGGCAAGGTCAGCCTGGCGCAGGATGGTCTCGAGATCGAGGCCGACTTCGACCGCAAGTCGGGACATTCCATCACTGCGGCAACTCTGTGGTCCGGTGCTGCTGATCCGATCCTCGATCAGGAGTCTTGGTTCTCGGTCTTCCGGGTTTCGAACTCCGGCAACCCGGGCCGCGCGATCACTTCGCAGCGAGTCATTTCGACACTCATGCGGAATGAGGCGATTCGCAACGCAGTATCTCCTCCGGGTGCTGCCGTGCCGTCCATCGTCACACTCGAGGCGGTGCAGGCCCTGTTCACTTCGTTCGGGCATCCGCGTTTCGAGATCTTCGACGCACAGGTTGAGGATTACAACGGTGACGCCACGCGCCTCATTCCGGACGACTCGATCCTCTACGTCGGCGGATCGAGCATGACGTCGACGAAGCTAGGCGAAACCCTCTGGGGTATCACGGCCGAGGCGATCGAACCCGACTACTCGATCGACGAGGACGAGGCTCCCGGCATCGTCGTCGGTTCGTACATCGATCAGGATCCGATCGCACGTTGGACGAAGGCTTCGGGAATCGGCTTGCCGATCCTGGGCAACTCCAACGCGACCATGATCGCCAAGGTTCTCTGATGGCGCGCCTGATCACCTCTGTGCATGTCGCGGACGAGTCGGGCGTCAGTCATGTGTTCGGGCCAAGCGATGCGGTTCCGTCCTGGGCTGCTGCCAGGATTACCAATCCCGCGGCTTGGGACGGCCCGCCACCCGAGCCTGAGGTCACGGAACCCATCGTGGTCGAGACCGAGACGACAACCGAATCCGAGACCGTAACGGAAGAGGTCGCACCGGAAACCGCAAGTGCGCCGGCCACCGAAGAGGAGCTGACGCCCGACCTCGCTGCGGAATCCGTGTCTGAACCGGAGACGGTGGAGTCCGAGCCGGAAACGGTTAAGCCCGAGCCTGTAACAGCGGCGCCCAAGCGTCGCGGTCGACCCGCCAAGGCTGCGACCAACAACTGAAAACTAGGAGGTGCCGATCCGATGGCATGGACAATTCCGAAGGATGTTCGCGACCGTTGGATCGGCCCTCCGACCGAGGCGACCGACGAGCAGATAGCGGTCAAGATCGCCGACGTGGAGGATGACATTCTTCGCGCAGATCCGAATATCGAGGACCGCATCACCGCCAACAAGCTGCCACTGATCCGAGTAAAGAAGGTCGTTGCCCGGATGCTGATCCGGCACCTTCAGAACCCCGAAGGTGTGCGCAGTGTCCAGCAGGGCGCCGGCCCGTTTCAGACGTCGACCACATACGGCGGCGCCGAGCCTGGCGCGCTCACACTGACTGATGACGATCGCGAAGAACTCGGCATCCCGAAGCGGAAGACGCGGGCGTTCTCCGTGGACATGACGCCTCCGGGTGCGTATCGATCGAGAACTCCTGACACGGAGTGGTTCTCGTGAAGCCCTTTCCTCGAGCTCACACGATCGGGATCCGTCGGTTCCAGCAGTCCGATGAACTCGACGCGGGCCGCAACCGGAAGAAATCATGGTCCGATCCGGAACCGACTCTCGTGTACGGCTACGGCTCACGTTCGGACTACGGCATGTCGGAGCCAAACCAGCCGAACCGAGACATGGTCATAGAAGGCCTCGTGGTGCTCGCACCGCCGGAGGTGACGATCAGTGCTCTCGATCGCGTCGTGATTCCCGGCTACGACCACGACTTCGAAGTCGACGGCGAGGACTCCGATTGGACGAAAGGCCCATTCGGGTTCACGCCCGGCCGCTCAATCGCACTGAAGAAAGTGGAGAACTGATGAGCAAAGCTGACATCGTCTGGAACCCTCACGCGCTCGAGCAACTCCGTCGCGGCGCCGAGGTCATGGGTCATCTGCATCGAACGATGGAGAAAGTCCATGCCGCGGTCGGCGGGAACGCTGCCGGGTACACCCTCTCGTCCGTGCAGGGGCAGAAGCGGCCGCAGGGCCGCGGATTCGTATCGGTTGCGGCAACCACCGCGCAGGCGAAGCGATCGGAAGCCAAGCACAACAACCTCATCCGCGCCGCGGGAGCGTCCAGTGGTTGAGGTCATCGAGTTCGACCCTGTCGAAGAAATCGTCACGAACTATCTCTACGACAACCTCGGCGACAACACGGACGTTTCGACTCGCGTCCCAGTGCCCCGGCCCAATACGTTCGTCACAGCGCGCGCTGCAGGCGGTGGTGATCGCAACATCATCCTCTCCTCGCGGATGGTGATTTTCCAATGCTGGGACAACGACGAAGACCGCGCGCGCAGGCTCGCCGAGCGATCGTTCTCGATTCTCAAAGCAGCGCAGCGTGATTCGACCGAACCGAGGATCCGTCAGGTGACCACGATCGGTGTCCCGCAATCGTTTCCGGATCCCGAATCGTCGACGCCGCGCTACCAGTTCACCCTGCAGTTCGACATCAGGGGACACATCACTTCGTAGGCCGTGCACCGCCATTCGCGGCACGACCAACTCTGCCTGAAAGGGGCATCCCATGGCATCTTCTGCCGGCAACATCCTTACCTCCGAACCGCTCGCCAACGGCGTCGTGTTCCGTTCTCCGCTCGGCACTCCGGCGCCCGGCCCGGCCGGCTCTGCCCTTCCGCCCGCCTGGCTCGATCACGGCTATGTCGGCGAGGACGGCATGACCGAGTCGGAGACCCGAGACAAGACCGAGAAGAACGCCTTCGGTGGCGCGGTCGTCAAAGTCCTTCAGACCAAGTACGGCCTGGTCTTCAAGTTCAAGTTCATGGAGTCCAAGAACGCGACCGTGCTCAAGACCGTTTTCGGTGAGAGCAACGTCGTGGTCTCCGGCAACGTGATCACGGTCAACAAGAACAAGAAGACGCTGCCACACTCCTCGTGGGTCCTCGACACCGTCGATGAGGACACGAACGTGCGGAACTACATTCCCGACGGCCAGCCGAGCTTGACTGGCGACCGTGTGTACGTGCACACCGACACCATCTCTTACGAAGTGGAAATCACCTCGTTCGAGAAGAACGGCAACAACGCGGTCATGACCATCAGCTCCGCCGATGGTTCTGTGACGAAGCTGTTCACGCTGCCTGGCGGCTCCACTGCAGGCACGTGGAATGTGTACGTGGACGGCGAGACCACGGACGGCATCGCTTTCAATCCGACGGCCACAGCAGTGAGGACCGCACTCGAGGCTCTCCCGACCGTCGGCGCCGGCAATGTTGACGTGACCGGCTCCACCGGGGGCCCGTTCACGGTCGTATTCAAGAACGGCGCAGGTCTTGTGACCGCATCGGGATCCGGTCTCACCCCTCCCGGTGCTGTGACCGTCGCCGCGGTCTGACCGCATTCTCCCGCCCCGTGAGGTGTCAACACCATTGGACCGGGCCTGCCCTTCACGGGGCGGGACACCAACAGGCCCGTCCGTCAAACGCTTTCACGTAATCGACGTTGAGCAAATCCGTTCTCGAAAGGCTTGGTCCAACCATGGCTATCTTCCGTGTCACTCCTGCCCACGATCCTTCGATTCAGATCGAGTTCGAGATCCCGATCAAGGGCCGTCAGAACCCGCTTTTCTTCACGGTTCCGAAGATTCAGTACTTCCCGGTCGAAAAGTCTAAGGAGTTCTACGACTGGCTCTCGGGCAAGAACGAGCCGCAGCCGGAAAATGGAGAGCCGTTGGAGCCGGTCCGTCGGCCCGGCCGAGACATCGTCCTGAAGATGCTCAGCCTCCATGTGAGCGCCAAGGATTACGCGATCCTCGAGAAGCTCACTGACGGTGAGCTCGGCCAGATCGACACTCACTGGGAGAACGAGTCGAAGACGCCAGTGGGGGAATCCTCAGCCTCCTCGGATACCTAGAGGACGAGGAGGAGGTCGCCGAGGCGATCCAAGCTGATCTGCTCCCAATGGGTAGATCGCTGGATTTCCTCGGCACCGCGAATCTTTCATGGTGGGACCTCAAGTGCTACCTCAAGTACCCCCCACCAAACGGCGCGTATATGCGCCGTTTGAATCCTGATCTTCACTGGGATCTGCACGCACACTTGCTCGCTGGCATCTTCGACGGAATCCAGGGCGGCAACTGGCAGCGCGGCGGCAACTCGAAGGCCAAGCGCCCCGAGCCGATGCCACGCCCGGGCGTTACACCGCCCGAGGAGAGCAAGCCGAAAACGGTGCTACCAGTCTCTGAGCTTCGCAAGAGGCTCAAAGCAGACAACCGGGAACAGGTTCCGCTCGCAATTGCCGACCGACCCGAGATCCTCGACGCCGAATCCAGCGAAACCTTCGACGACGAACTCAAACCAGGGACTCCGAAGCTCACCACGCAGCAAGTGTTGGCAGTGCGCGCGCTCGCCACGAGTGGATGCACCTACGCCGATCTTGCTGCCCTCTTCCACGTTTCACGGTCGACGATCGGCCGCATTGTGACACGCAAAACGTGGAAGCACCTCGATGACAACTGAATAACTGGAGGTGGCCCATGGCCGGTGGCATTGAACTCGCGACCATGTACGTCCCGATTGCCGCGCGCACCGATGGCATTCCGGCCGCAGTGTCGAAGTCTTTGTCCAAGGTTGTCCAGCAGGGCGAAAAGGCCGGCGACAGCATGGGCTCGAAGATGTCGGCAGCCATGGGGAAGACCCTCATGGCGGGGGCCGCGGCTACGGGCGCCGCGGTATCGACGGCAATTGGTACGGCGCTGTACAAGGGCTTCGGCCGCCTCACTGCGATCGATAACGCCGAGGGCAAGCTCGAAGGGCTTGGGCATACGACCCTCAGTACCGCGAAGATCATGGATTCCGCCCTCGCTTCGGTGAAGGGCACATCCTTCGGTCTCGGTGAAGCTGCAACGATTTCAGCGTCGGCCGTCGCCGCCGGAATCAAGCCCGGCCAGGACCTGACGCGCTACCTGTCGCTGACTGCCGACGCGGCAACGATCGCCGGAACATCCATCGAAGAGATGGGCGCGGTGATCAACAAGGTTCAAACCAAGGGCAAGGCATACACCCTTGATCTGAACCAGCTCGCAATCCGCGGGCTGCCGATTTACCAGTGGCTCGCCACCGAAATGGGCGTCACGCAAGAGGCGCTCTCGGACATGGTCGCCGAAGGCAAGGTCGACTCCGCAACATATTTGGCGGCGATCGAGAAGAACATCGGCGGCGCCGCCACCGCTGGCAATACCGTGTCGGCTGCGTGGGCGAACACGATGGCGGCGATGGGCCGCGTGGGCGCGGCAGCGCTTAAGCCGACGTTCAGCCGCTCGGCGAACTGGCTCAAGGATGTCACGTCCGGAATCGACGTTGCCACGCCGCTCGTCTCGAAATTTGCTGACACGCTTGATCATCGCGTGTTCAACCAAGGACTGCCGAAGCTGCAGAAGTTCGGCGAGGAAGGCAAGAAGGCATTCGCGACGTTCCAGTCGGAGAACGGTGCGAAGATCGGCTCGGAGTGGGACCGCTTCACGAGCGTGTTTGATTCACTCGGCGACACAGCCGTGAAGGCCTGGCCCGCGGTGAAGGGCATCGTCGGATCGCTCGCCGAAGCATCAGGCGCGCTCGGGGTTTCGTCGTGGACGTTGCTCCTCTCGACTCTCGAGCTCACAGCGCAGCTCGCGGACGGGGTGCTCGTTCCTGCCCTGAGCACCCTGTCGAGCCTGATGGAGAACAACCAGGGTGTAGTCACCGCACTGGCTGCAGCGTTCTTCCTGTTCAAAACCGTGCCCGCGATCATGGCACGTATCGCTCCGTCGATGGCATCTCTGACGGCGCAGGCCGCCGCCGGAACGCAACCGCTGAGCGCATATCAGCGGATGTGGCAGAGGACAGGAAATGCCGTTGACGGTGTCCGTGGTGCGTTCTCGCGGTTCAACGCCGATGTGCGCACCAATGCCGCAACATATGGCGCTGCGAGCGGTTCGATGAGCCGTTTCAGTGGCACGATGCTCACGCTCAGTGACCGGGCGTCGAGTTTCGTAGCCCGCATGACTGCAACCAACACAGTCTTGGGAAAGATGGGTGCGGCGTATACCAACGCAATGCCGGGGCTTCGGGCGTACGCGGCGCAGGAGAAGGCCACGGCCGCAGCGATGCAGGCATCCGCCCTGCAGGCGAAGGGTTATGCGTCGGTTCACCTGTTGGCCGGTCAGGCAGTTCATGGGACGACGTCGTCCATCTCGAGGATGGGCGCTGCTGCGGGCGGCGTCGGCGCTGCTGGTCTCTCGGCAATGAGTTCGGCTGCAAGCGGCTTGAGTCGCGGAATGAGCGCGGTGTCCGGCGCCCTGGGGGGTCCGGTCGGCATCGCGCTCATCGGTGGCATGGTCGCGTACTCGGGAATCAATGGCGAGATTCAGAAGTCGAAGCGATTCCACGAAGCGCTGACGGTCGCCACACAAGGCACCGCCGAATCTCAGTTCGAGTTGGCCAAGGCGCTGCAGGCGTCCGGTGGTGCCATGTCGGAACAGGCCACAGAGGCCCTGACGAGCCGAATCGAGGAGGCACGCACAGCACAGAAGACGCTGATCGCCAACGGTCCAGGAATCTGGGCCCAGGCCGGCGGCGCATGGCAGAACGCCGGCAATGCGCTCTTCGGTACCGGCGATTCGTTCAACCAGCGCATGAAGCAGGATCTTGCGGTTCGAGATTCTGCTGAAATGGTTGAGGCGACACTCAGCGGCCTGGGTGTCACCAACAAGGAACTTGCCGGCGCAATTTCGGGGACGAACGGCGAGTTTGGTTACCTGACATCGCAGTTGGACCGATCAACCGAAGCTGGAATGGAAACATTCATCTGGCTCGACGGTCAGAGGCGACGGTTCCAGAACACGCGTGCTGCCGTTGCGGAACTCACGCCAGGCTATCTGGAGATGTCCGATCTCCTGAAGACGATCGGCGACGAAGCGGCCACTGCCACCGAGAAGAGCGATGCAATGTATCGCTCATTGCAGCTGATTGCGGGCATCAACCCCGATGAAAAGCAGGCCACGAACGACAACAACAAGCTCACTCGTGAACTGTTGCAAGCGGCGCCGATTGACCAGACGAAGGGTGCAAGCTCCGAGCTGCTGGATAACGGGCGTATTTCGACACTGACCGAAAACGGTCAAGATCTCGAAGATACCAGCGTCAAGATCATCCAGAACGCAGTCCAGATGGCAAACGCCGGCAAGGACATCAACGAGATCTTCTCGAGCGTTCAGCAGCAGGTCGAAGGCACCAGTAAGTCGTTCGGGATCGAAATCGGCGACATGCGAAATGCGCTGGAGTATCTCGGCTATAACGAGCGTGCCATCCAGATTCAGGTTGGTCTCCAGGGCGCCGACGATGTGACCAAGGGTCTTGCTGAGGTCTGGTCTCAGATGATGCAGATCGAGCCAGGTAAGCCGAAGGTTCTAACGGTCGAGAAGGATTTCGACCCGAGCATCCTGGCGGAACTGCGTCGCATGGGCGCCGACGTTACGGATTTGCCTAGCGGCCAGATCCGGATCGACATGGACGACAACGAATTTCAGATGAAGTTGAGCACGGCCATGGACAACATGATCGCATTCGACAATCTGAAGGCGATGGCCGGGATCGATCTCGACCTCAAGCAGTTCGATTTCAATGCGGGCAGCGCCGACGCCTTCATGAAGTACCTCGACGAGCTCGAGGTAAAGCCGGGCGCCGATCTTGATATCGAGAAGCTCAAGGATCAGAAGAACATTGGTTTGCAGGAACTGTTCGACCTGTCGAGCAAGATTGCGGACCCGAAGGCGTTCATTGCGGGGATTGAGAAGTTCCTGATCGACGGCGGGGCCGCGAAGGCAGCCTTGGACGCGCTGAAGGACAAGACGGTCACCGTTCAGTTCAACCAGCTCTACACCGTTGCGCAGCAGAGTGGCGGTTGGTCGAACGACGCGATCAATGAGTTGTATCGCCAACAGGGGCTGCCTCAGGTCGCTGGCAGATACTACGGTGGGCGGCTTCCTCGAAATGCCGACGGCGCACGACTTCCCACGTCAGGGCCGGGCACCGATCGTGTTGACGGCTTCCTCGGAATGGGCCGCGATGGCGTACCGACAACCTGGGTCGACAAGGGCGAGTGGATCGTCAACGGCCGCTCGTCGGAAAAGTGGGATTGGCTGCTGGGGATGATCAATCGCGATGATTCGCGGTTGAAGAATCTTCCACGGTTCGCCGAAGGTGGCCGCAACGGCGTCGAGGCAGGACTCGCGGCCGGTCGATCAGTCGAGGGCAACGCGTACCTGTGGGGCGGTACCGGTCCGACGCAATTCGACTGCTCGGGATTCGTCGGCTGGTTGCAGCAGATCGTCATGGGCATCACTGGATCGGTGAAGCGTCTGTACACCACGTACGACTTCTTCAACGGTCGTGGCGGCGTGGCGGGTCTGCAGGCCGGTTTGGGTCCTGCGGGCACTCAGTTCCAGGTCGGCATCTCGAAGGAACACATGGCGGCGACCATCGCCGGCATGTCGGCGGAATCGGGCGGTGCTCACGGTACATCGGGCATCGGCGGAAACCGTGCGAATGCTCAGTCGTCGCAGTTCCCGGTGAAGTTCCACCTGCCGAACGAACTCATCGACGGTTGGGACAGCAAGTCGGGTGCGTATCTGCGTGGCGAGAAGCCGGTGGAGTGGACCGAGAAGGATGCTCTTGCACTCGAATCCGCCCGTGTGGCGGTAATTCAGGCGCAGGAGGCTCGGGACAAGATCAACGCCAACGACAAGAAGTCGCAGGCCGATCGTGACCAGGCGGAGCTGAAGGTTCAGCAGGCCGAGCTCAAGGTTCGCGAGCTGGAGCAGAAACGTGACGGAAAGAGTTCGACGTCGAACGATCCTGCTCCTGTTCTGACCGGCGAGATGGGTGACGATGCGATTTCGGTGCGCAATGCCGAGATTGCTCTGCTGGATGCGCAGTTGGCCCGGGACAAGGTGTACAACGATCCCGAGTCGACCTCGCTCGAGAAGGAGAAGGCCGATATTTCGGTGTACTCGGCTCAGAACTCGCTCGCCGCGACTCGCAAGAAGGTCGAGGAGGACAAGGACAAGGAAGCCAACGGCGATTTCTCGCTGAAGGATCGACTCAAGAGGTACGGGGCCGATCTGGTGGGGATCGCGGTCGATTCGGCGCTCGAGATATTCGGCATCAATTCTCGTTGGCTGGATATTCCGCTTCCGGAGTTCAAGAAGCCGAAGCCGGGATCCACCTTGCCGGAGTCCTCGGCTGCGGAGGCAATGCGAGATCCGCTGGGTGACTTCGTGACGCGTTCGTTCCCTCGGAGCGAGATCGACGGGCAGCTGCCGGTCACGATCGGTGCGGGAAATTGGGTCGAGGATTGGCTCAAGACCTTGCCGATCAAGCTCTACGACCAGGGCGGAATGATCCCGCACGGCGGGTTGGCGTTGAACAAGTCAGGCGCTCCGGAGCCGGTGTTCACGGCGCCTGAGTTCGCGAATATCGCCAAGATCGCGAACTTGGACACGCTCGCCATCAATCCGAATGCCGGTGGTGGAAACGACTACTCGGTCAACATCAACAACCCGACATTCTCTGACGGCATGGCCGCGGTGCACAGCGCTCAGCGTGCTCAAGGTCGCCAGATGATGCGGCATGCAGGAAGGCCATTCGGATGATCGGTAAGGCTGGGAGGTCACCATGGCATCGATGACGATCAACATCCACGGCACGGATGGAAGTTTCTGGCCTGTCCATGGCGAGGATGCCGGCACCGAAGGTGTGGACTTGGGAGTCGATCAGGTCAAGGGCTTGTTCGACTCCCCGGTCCGCACTTCGTGGGTGGCGGCGAACGCCGAGTCGGGCGGAACGATGAAGGGGATGTGGAACGACTGGCGAGATCTTGCGCTGGGGTTCCATGTTTCCGCGGATCGGGTTGCCGGCGGCGATCAGGAGGACATCGATTCGCGGTTCCGGCAGGCGTTCGACTATCGGGTCGATCAGTGGGACCACGATGCGAAATTGGCGTGCATCGAGGTCATTACAGAGAATTCGACACGGTTCCTCGACGTGCAATTGTACGAGCAGCCCGATTTCGATCCGGGGATTGACCCGCTCGTCGTGGAGTATTCGAATCCGATCATTCCGCTTCGGGCGGGTCAACCGCACTACTACGAGGATGACTACGTCACGAAGTGGTCGACCGGCAGTTCGTCGGGGTCAGGCGAGATCGAGGTCTGGAATCCGACGGATCAGCCGATGCGGCACAAGTGGATCGGCACTCGCGGTGACTGGATCCTTCCCGACGTGTCGTGGGAGGGGCCGCCAGGCAAACGCCGACCTGGCGTGTCGAAGTTGTCGGGCCGCAATGACGCGAACCGCTCCATCGTCATGCCGTCCATCGGTGCGCTCGAGGGTGGGTTCACGGTCGATCTGGATCCGATGAAGCTGATGGTTCGTGATGCTGCGAATACGAACCTTCTGGGCCGGATGCCAGTTCCCGGGCGATTTTTCGAGTACGTCATCCCACCGAAGACACAGAAGCAAACTCTGCGGGTTTCGGTGACAAACGCGCCAGCGGGCGGCGCGATGATCCAGCTGGTTCAGCCGCGGCGATGGTCGCGGCCTATCGGCATGCACTGACAGGAGGTGGCCGCCGGTGACGGTAATCGATCACGGACTGTCTCTCGAAGAGCAATGCGAAGCGATCTGGGAAGCAACCCGGGCCGAAGAGCGGCGTGAGCAGAATCAACGCCAGATCCCGCCGGTTGCACTGCTGTGGGACGGCGAGATGCGGTTGCAGCATCTGGTGCAGGCCGAGTACGGCGGAACCTTCGATCTGATCGACGGGGACACCGGACCAGGGCAGTTGGAACATCCCCTCGATCATCCTGTGGGCGAGTGGCTCTGGGACGAGTGGGGCCGCATGCAGCGCGGCGAGAAACGCAACGTCAACATCACCGTCGAGTACACAGGCTCACGGTGGGGCGGACTCCTCGAGTACGTTGAACTCGACAAGCGAGACAACGGCGATCAAGTTGTCGTAGCGACGTTTTCGAGCGACTACGAGCGGCTCAAGTGGTACACCGTCTGGTCCAACAGTTTCTTCAGTGAGCACTTCCAGGCGCCGCGCGTGTTCATCCTCCCAGGGCCGATCCCGTGGGTGCTGTCCACGATGCTCGACCTCCAGTGCCACCGGGAACGAAACTCGACCTGGGCCATGCCGGACGATCCGATGGATCCGGCGAACCGCACCAACTTGGATCAGTCCACTTGGTCTCTGGTCGTAAAACCGATCAAGTTCATGGATTCGCTCAATTCCGGTGCGCTGTGGGGGATTGCGGGCTCACGCTTCAAGAATTTCCACGACATCGCGAAGACGATGATGCAGGACGGCGAAATCACTCCGGTCGTGCGCCGCTACCTGCATGGCGATCCGCCTCCGTGGCCGGGTGCGAACCTGCGTCACGGGACGGTGGTCGTGTCGTTCGAAGATCGGTCCGGACGGTTCACGGGAACGTCGCAGGGCGGCACTCGATTCGACGGGCTGAAAATGACCGTCGAGAAGTTCATCGGCGATTTCATCGAAAGCACGTCGCAACTCGTAACCGACACCACAATCCCGGCCGAGTACTACATCCCGGGCAGCAAGCGGACGAATAAGTCGCTGCCGCTTGCGGTGTGGTGCGACGGCGAAGAGACCGGGCTGGACAGGTATCGATTCCGCAAGACTCCGTCGAAGGGCATACAAGTCGTCACGGGCGGTAGCTCAGCCCCAGGCGTCGACGAATTGATGTCGGCGACAGTGCAGATGTTGGGCGATCTGACCGCCATGATTCCCGGTGTGCCACCCATGGGCGGTGTGGCGGACGCCGTGCTGAAACCGTTCTACATGGGGACCGTGCTCGCCTGGATGGTCGCACGGTTGGTAGCGCGGGCCAACAATCAAGGCTGGACGAGATACTTCGAGTACTTCCAGGACGGTGCGGGCAAGGCCTACACCATTTCCTCGCTCATGGTTCTCCGAGCGGGAATCTGGGCGACACGCTCATACGAGTCCATCGAGTTCGGCGCCCGCGATGCCGCACCTTTCCTAATCAGCGAGACCGGACACGTATGGCTCGGCGATCGTGCAGGTTTCACGATGCAGAAAGACAAGACCGGCCGCATCTACATCGACCGGATCTCCAAGGTCAGGCTGTCGTGGTCACGTGAGCAGCCAGTTACTCGCACAGTGACTATCGGCGACAGTCGCGCGCTCGAGGACCCCGTGCAGAAGGCATGGGAGCGCATCGAAGCGTTCGCCACCTCACTTCAACAGTTGGGAGTCTGACGATGGAACAGCAAGGACTTGTTCGTGGCAAGACTTTCGACCAGTGGCCGGCATGGGAAGGCCAAGGTCTTCCGCTGCGCGAGAACTGCGATCTCCGTAATCCGCGCCAGGCATTCCTGTGGATGTTCACGGGGATGCCTGGCGTGGTGGGAGCGCCTTTGATGCTCGGAACCGAGTACTGGGAAATGCAGTCCTGGCGTATGTGGATCCTCGGCGCCAGACCATCGGCGAAGCCGACACTCAAATACCAACCACCCAAGAATGCCGTTGCCGATAGGTGGACTGCCCAGGGCGAGTGGGTGTCCATGGAGGCCCCCGACCTTCCACAGAGCTCCTGGACGGAAGTCGTCGCACAACTGCCACAGTCCGATCGAGCCGAGCTCAAACAGGTGGTGCTCGAAAAGATGGGATTCGAGGACGTGCCCGAACCCTCCGCTCCCGCCGGTCATTTACAGGTCGGTGAACTGGCGTCGCGTCTCGGCGTCGATACCGACGAAGTGGTCGAACTTCTCGGAAATCTCGGCTTGGACGTCGACCCCAACGCCTATGTCGGTCGCGAAATCGCCGACCGGCTCGTCGCACACCTGGGCCTCTAGAGCCCTCCATTCCTATATCCCGAAAGGGGCAGTCATGACATTTCGCACCTACACCGGCAACACGCACACCGAGAACGGTTGGCGCATCTGCAACAGTGACCAGTGCGTAACCCTCTGGTACGCAGGCAAGCCGGTTCTCGTCCGAGACGGTGATGCGGCGACGGTTCTCAAGTGGTGGATCGACTGGTACAACGCAAATGTCGAACCGATCAAGTCTCAGATCTGGGGATGGTCGGCCACTAACGACGTCCCCGGAACCCCGGGCCGAAATGATGGCTCGAACCACCTGTCAGGCACCGGTATTGACCTCAACGCGCCCTGGCATCCGTGGACTGTCGATGCGTCGAGGAACTTCACTCCCGGTCAGATCGCTGCGATCCGGCGGGGTCTCGCGCTTGCTGAGGGGAACTTATTCTGGGGGCAGGATTGGGGACGTAAGGACCCGATGCACTTCCAGCTCAACGGCGGGACCGCCTTGGGTAACGGAGCTTCGGTCAAGCTCGCCGCATTCGCGCAGAAGATTCGCGATGGCAAGGTCGGCTCGGGTGGCACGACAACTTCGCCGGGTTCGCCATCCTCGCGTCCGACATTGCGCCGGGGCGACAGAGGTGAGCATGTCCACTATTTGCAGGGACAACTCAACCGCATGTTCGCCAGCTACTCCAAGCTCGCCGTCGACGGGGACTTCGGGCCAGCGACCGAATCGGTCGTGCGTGAAGTTCAGCGCCGATCCGGACTCGCGGTCGACGGCATTGTCGGCCCGGACACCTGGCGAGCGTCGGGCGTCCGATGATCGCCCTTTCGATCGCCGCAGTCATCGTCGGCAGCGCGGGCGTAATCCTCTGGGCCCTGTGGCGATGGGCGCGTGGCTACGACTCCATCACCCGATCCGATCACTATGAACGAAGGAACTGCTGACTATGAGCTACCACGACCCGAACACGTCTCAGGACGTCGAGAACCGGTTCGCATTCCATCCGGCCACTACAGCCGAGAAGCGTGGCGACCACACGTCGGTCCGTGACGGGTGCAAGGACCTCGGTCACCAATTCGACCGGGATCTCCCACCAAGCCGCGAGAAGTCGCTCGCGCTGACCAAACTCGAAGAAGCGATGTTCTGGGCGAACGCCGCTATCGCACGACAGAAGAAGGACTGAATCATGGCTGACTCCAACGGAACTCTCACTGTCGGCGTCGAACTCGTCGGCACACACTCGATCGACACGAAAGCCTTCTGGCTGGACTTGCTCGATCGCACCGGCAAGACCTTCCTGCAAACGGTGCTCGTCTTCCTCGGGGCCGGCGCGACAATTGCCTCCGTCGCCTGGACCACGGCGCTGTCCTCGGCGGCGCTGGCTGCCCTCGTCTCGTTCTTGATCGCACTCTCGACGTCGACGGCGATCACGTCCGGTAACTTCGCGATCGACCTTGCCGATCGAGTGGGCCGCACCTTCGTCAGTGCCCTCGTCGGCGCGATCCCGGCGACCGGAACGCTCTCGGACATCAATTGGCACGATGCCCTCACCCTCGCCGCCACAGCGGCGCTCATATCGGTACTGACGTCGCTGGCCTCGAGCAACTTCGGATCGACCAAGGGACTGCCGTCGCTCGCCCCTGTGCAGCCCGCCCTCATCGCCATCGACGAGACCGACGACGAAGTACTCCCGGCAATGCCCGCGAGCACAGGACTCATTGCGTCGGCCTTCGCATTCGATCTCGCCGACGCCGCCGACCGACCAGTCGTCGAGGTACAGAATGCACTCGATCAGATCTACGCACGCGGGCACGCGGTGACCGCGGATCTCGACCTGATCGCCTCGTGGGGACTGCCGGTCTGGGAATGGTTCGCAGCGGAGAAAAAGTCCACCCTCGGATACACCAAGAACCATCTGGCAGTCTTCGTGATTTCCGATCTCGTACGGGCGATCGAGCGCAACATCGGCTCGACGTCGAGCGCTGGCCGACACCGCGCCCCTTCCGGCACGGAGCAGTGATCGATGCTGCTGGAATTACTTAGCCCGGAACGGATTTCAGCATTCGGCATCGCAGCGACCAGCATCCTCGCGGCATGGGTGAGTCGGCAGCAATCACAAGTTCGACAGTTGCAGGCCAAGGTCGCCGAACTCGAAGGTGGCCGCAAAGAGGATCGCAGGCTAATCCGGGTGTGCGTCCGGTTCGTCCGAGCGCAAGGCAACTACATCGTGATCCTCGCCGCGCTGCTGCGACAGCACGCTCCTCATGTCGAGATCCCGCCCGAGCCGACGATGCCGGATGAAGTGAAAGAGGAGGTGTGATCGTTGACCGCTCCTGACGGCTCCATCCCTGAAGGCTCCCTCGGGCGCGGTCTCTTCCGCGCTCGCCAGCTGGAGACCGAGGAGCAAGCCAAGGCGCGATTGACCAATGGCGCTCTAGGTAAGTGGCAAGGTGCGCAGAACGCGTTCAAACATGACGGCAAGTCGCTCGACGAGCAGCTTCAATTGATCACCGACCACTCGAAAACTATCGAAGAGATCCGTGAGGAGCTTGCTCAACTCACCATCTTCGGTAAGACGCGCACCTTTACAGGCAACGCAGACATCACGGCTTCACCCGGAACCATTGCATGGAATGTCATCATGATTGGCGCTGGCGGTGGTGGATCCAGTGGCCGATGGGATCTCGCCCCCGGCGGGCAGTTGGGTGGTGGCGGCGGAAGCGGTGGTGGAGAAAACCACTTCACCATTCCTGGCAGCATGCTTTTCAATGCTGACGGAACTCCGAAGGTTATCTCCATCAAGGTTGGATACCCAGGCGAAGGTGCTACGGCTACCGACAGCAATGGCAAACCTGGCGGCAGTTCCTGGGTTCTCGACCTGGAGGCTGGCGGCGGTATAGGCGGGCCCACTGCGGACTTCGCCTATCAAAGCAACTGGGACAGGGTTCCGGGTGGCACGGGGATGATTCCTGGCGGCTTCGGGAGCCTGGTCACGCAGGCCGCTGGAGCGCCGGCCAATGCTGGTTCGTCCGTTTCTCCGTATGAACTGCACGGCGGTGGTGGCGGCGGCGGACGCGGATTCACGACTTCCCCGTCGTACCCTTCAACTCAGGGCATGGGCGGGCAAGGCGGAATTTCCCCAGGCGGAACAACAGCGAATTCCCCAGGAAAGACCCCGTCTGAGCTTGTGCCAACTGGTGGCGGTGGCGGTGCTGGCGGTTCACGGAATGCCGGCTCTACTGCGGGCGCCGGGGCGTTCCCAGGTGGCGGCGGTGGTGGCGGCGGAAGTGGTAGCGGCCCAAGCAACTGGGGGCGGGGCGGTAACGGTGGCGCTGGCATCGTTCACATCATCGAGCGTTTCTCATGAGGTGCACGCAGATGGAAGTGTTCCGTACGCCAGGAACTTTCGAATGGTCTCCACCTGATGGCTGCTACCAGTTCGACCTGATTCTGCGGGGAGCTGGCGGTGCCGGCAATCAGGCAGCCGGCGGCGGCGGCGGCGCAGCGGTGGATCGTTTCATGGTGTTTGCGCGGAACATCCCTGATGTCGTGGAGATCGTGGTCGGAGCGGGTGGCACGAATGGCCAGGATGGCGGAAGTTCTTCGTTCTGGGACGTAATCGCCAATGGCGGCTCCGGCGCTGACAATGGCGGGGCCGGCGGATTGGCGACCATGCGTGGAGGTACTGGCGGGCTAAGCGGCACCGACGGAGTGTCGGTCACCTCGTCACCTATTCGCCTTCTCGCCGGTGGCGGTGGCGGTGCAGGCCTGGGGAAGCGTGGCGGTTCGTCTGGTCCTTTCACTGGCCCGGGGGAATCGCTAGCGTTCCTATGGGAGACAAGTCAATCGGGTGGCGGCGGCAATCCTGGAATGCCTGGTGGGTTTCCCGCTGGCGGAGGTGGTTGCGGCTTCGGTTCGGGCGCTGATGGTTGCGTGACGATTGTCGAATACATGTTAGGGGAGTACGAACCGTGAAGACTGCAACTTTGATTTTTGAGGACGTTAAGGGCTATGCGGGACCGGCGAATTGCTACCGACTTTCAGAGCCATTGATTCAGGCCGACCATGTGATTGTCTGGGCGCAGCCGTCGTTCGGGATGCAATTGCCGGAAGTTGTTGTGGTTCCGTCGACTTCGTCCGGTCGGGCGCGGAATATGGATCGCATGCCAGGTTCGTGCATGTTGCATCACGAAGCGGGTTTGAATGATGCTGCCACGTTGGCACTGATGCTGGCTGGCGGTTACGAGATCGTGGTGCCCGATCCGGTGGTTGACGACAGTCCCGCCGAGATCGATGAGCCGACGACCTCCGAATCCGTTTCAGCGAAACCGATCCGCGCTCACGTCCTGGCGAAAGAACTTGAGACTTCATCCGCCGAACTGCTCGAAACGCTCGCCGATCATGGCCACGACATCACCAGCGCATCCGCCAACGTCCACCCCGACATCGCGGACATCATGCGCGACATTTACGGAAAGGGGAACTGATGGGCGACATCCGCACACCCACACCGAAATTCGCCCTGAACCTTCCCACTGTCGGCGACTTCGTCTACTGGTACCGGTTTGAGGACGGTTCCAGCTTTCCGGAAGGGCACAAGCTTTACTTCCTCCTCGGAGATCCGGGCACCTCACAAATCAAGTGGGAGTTCACTATTGCCGGCGGCACAGCATCGCTGAAAATCGAATCCGAAATCGTCGCGACCATTGCCGCAGGAACTAAATACTGGCTGATGTACCAGGACGTCACGGCGGCGCCGACGGCCGAGTTGGAGCTGCAAACCGGACAGGTAAAGAAGGTGAACAAATGATCCTCGTGGGCAGTGACGGTGAACGAATCACGCTGGGGGAGGAGGAGTCCGGAGGTGGCGGGATCCTGGTCCCGACGCCGGGTCCGCCTGGGAAGGATTCGACGGTTCCTGGACCTGCGGGCAGAAGCGTCGACGGCATCTCCCTGTCCGGCGACAGCCTTGTCTTCGACATGTCGCAGGGACCAGACATCACCCTTCCCGTTCCTGCGATCGCCGACGCGAACGATGCAGCGGAGCGTGCGGAGGGCGCGGCAGAGCTCGCAGTTGAGACGGCTGCCGGGATCCAGGACGTCGCCGAGGATGCCGCACAGGTGGCGCGGGATCGGTTGGCTGTCGAGTCCGCGGCATCCACAGTCGCGATAGACCGAGGGACCGTTACCGACGCACTCGACGTCGTGGTCACGGCAAAGGGCGACGTCGAGCAGATCAAAACCGAACTCGTGCAGGTCAAAGACAGCATCGAGAACACAGCTGGCCTCGTAGACCAAACCCTCGAGCAGTATGGAGCGCAATTCGCCGCCGAGCGTGAATTGTCGCAGCGGGCAGTGAGCGATGCGACAGTCCAGGCGAAAAGGGCCGAGGACGCGGCCGAAGGGATCATCGCGGGCGCCGTGTTCGATGACTCGATCACGACCCCGAAGCTCGTCGACGGGGCTGTGACCAAGGCGAAAGCATCGCTCGGCGTGCAGGCTTCGCTCGACAGGGCCGACAGGGCGGTGCAGGAGGGGGACACGCGCCTGACTGACGCGCGGCCGCCCACAGCGCACAGCCACGCCGTCGGGGATGTCACCGGACTGCAAGCCGCCCTCAATGGCAAAGCTCCCACCACGCACACGCACACCGAAGCGCAGGTCACCGGCCTGACGTCGAAACTCGCCACAAAGGCGGATCTCGACGGAGCGGGCAAGATCGTCGCCGCCCAGATTCCAGTTGAAGCACGAGCATCGTTTCGCGGCGTGGCCTATTCCGAAGCGGAGATGATCACTCTCGGCGGCGAGCGCGGCGACTGGTGCACTCGCGGCGATCGAGGTACAGACTTCCGGCTGATCGCCAACCCTGCATCTGTGCCGACCAACTGGCTCGAGGCCACCTATCCGGCGTCTCCGGTTCTGTCGGTCAACGGGCGTAAGGGAGCAGTCGATACATCCTCGGCGGACATCACCGATGCCACGACCGTGGGCCGCAACGTCCTGAAAGCGCCCGACGCGGCCGCAGCTCGCGTCGCAATCGGAGCAGGTACCGGCAACGGCAATTCAAACCTCTCGCTCGGAACAACGTCGTCGACGGCGATGCGCGGGGACGGTATCCAGGCTGTCGCATCCCTTCCCGGCTCCCCGGTCGTGGGCATCCTCTACTGCATCCCGGAGTAACCGATGCCTCTCTACCTTGGAAGTCGGAAGATCAAGACGCTGTACGTCGGCGGCCAGAAGATCAAAGAAGCATGGACGATGGTCGGCGGTGTTCTGACCAAGGTCTACTCATCGTTCACCCCGTCTGGAATGACCAAGAACGGCAACATGGCCGGCCAGACCGGATCAGCGGCCTACCGCAAAATCGTCGGATGGGTCGCGGACACTGGGACGTATCCTGGCAGCTCGGTCGTAGCAGATGGCTTGGTCGCGCAATCGGCAAAGGCGAGCGCAGTAATCACGGTAGTGATCGATGCAGGCAGTTCGTGGAACAACCTCACTGCACGCCTCCAGATTTCGGTCAACGACACGGTTGTGGTGACCGGCCCCGATTCGCGGTGGACGACCAGCGGCGGCTGGGATGTGCCACTGTCCGCAACGGCCACTGTGAACATTGCCGCCGGAGACGTGGCCACGGTGTCGATGTCGGCGAGTCCGTCCGGCAACTACCTCACCGCACGTGGCGGCGCTGGAACCTATGTCCGCATTACTTGACCAGTACGACAATGCCCCCACCTCCTCGGAATTCCGACGGGGTGGGGGCTTTTGGTGTGTGCGCGTCGAGAGCTATTTGGCCACCGTCAGTCGATGTGACTGGGTTTTGATTGATCCGTCCATGTCGCGGCCAAGTTCGCCGTTCGGGTTTCGCCACGCCATCGTGTAGTTCGCGACACCGACTTTCTTTGCACACCCAGTGAAGATCAGGACGTTGTCGGTGATGGTGTATCCGAGCTTCTTGATCTGGTCGGCACCGTCGACCACGACCCAATAACCATCCTTGCCGTACTCGGCGATCTCGGCGGGCGTGAAGTTCCGCTTGTCACATTCGCCAAGTTTCACGTCGCCTTTAACGATGTCCGCCTCGGCGACAGGAGGTTTCGGTGTGATGACGAAGTTCATCTTTACCGTCGCCGTGAGGTTCTTGTTGTGGCAGCGCGTGGACATCTTGATGGTTGTCGAGGTCTTGCCGGCGGTTGTAGGGAAACCGGAGATATAGCCCTTGTTGTCGATTTGCAGTCCGGGAGGAAGTTTGCCGGTGGCTGACCACGCGATGGTGCAGTTCGGGCCGGTCGTTGCGCTGAGCTGATGCTTCACCAGTTGCCATGCGGCCGATGTCACCGTAGTCGGGATTGATTTGTCGAAAACAATTGCATCACTGGGGAATTTGAACTTGATCTTCTTCGCGGCCTCAGACAGATACTTGGTGAATCCGCTCTCGGCATACTTTAGATGCAACGGGACATATGACGCGACGGCAAGGGGCGTCCAAAGATATGTGAGGCCGCAAACTGGATCACCCTTGATGCACACGCTCATTACTTTGCTACGCCAAGTGGGGTTGATCTTCGCGAAATTCATCGCTTCGAATGGGTAGTCGTTCGAGATGCCGTGCGCGTTTGCAGGTGCGCCTCCGATGGAGGTGACGTTGTCGTTGGGAAGCCGGTCCGGATCGGCGACCATTACGACGCCATCAATCCGGTTCAGAATGTCATCTCGGCCAGCAGCTCCGAGCTCGCGAAGGGCGCGGTGCATGACCATGGACCCTTGTGAGTATCCACCCAAGACGACTCGCTGATGAGCACACGCTTGTGTCTTTGAGAGGTCGTCAAGGATCCGGACAGCCTCCGTAATGCCAGCTCGAACGCCATTGAAATACTCTCCGGGATTGACCAGGAGGGTATCTGGAACGCCATAGGCCGGATAGTTCACCGCAACGCGCTGACTTGTCCGACCCTGTTTCTCGACCACGGCATTGACCTCGTCGAACAACTTGGACACCGTTTTGCCGACCTGCCAATTCATGTTCGGGTTCTCGCCAGATCCTGCTGCCCCGAGGAGCAGGACATCCTTAGTGCAGTCGAATGCGGTGGCAGGTTGTTGCGCGTTTGCGGTAGCGGTGAGGGTGATCGGCATTAGTAGCGCGGCGATCGCCAGGGTGAGCATGCTTGTCAGCACCCGGGTCCGTCGTTGGGCCATGGGAATTCCGCTCCGTCGAAGTTGCACCGAATCGTATCGACCCCACTGGCGGAGCACTATCGTTCGTTTGTATGACACGACACTGCCGCGACGCAGCTCGTGCCGAGAGGGGAGTGCCCCCGACCTCGCAACTCAAGCAAGGAGGTTGGGGGCATCCTGTCGTTTACACGGGGCCGAGCTGGTCTTCCCCCTACCCTCCCGACCCCGCGCGATGCAGTGTAGGTGGGGGTGAGAGAAGGACCTCAGCGCACGGAGCGGTGCCCGAGAGGTAGGCCGAAGGGCTGAGCAGAGGCCAGTGAACCGAGTGATCGAATTACGAAGACGATGACGAGAGTTCCGGTTATGAGGCACAGTGCTTTCCGCTTCACGATATCTCCGATTCGAGGTGCGTTGGATAATCCCAGTTCCACGTCGCAGGTAATTGCCGAGAGTAACTAGATCCAGGTTTTTTCAGTTCATAACAGGGCAGCCCCGACGGCCACACAAGATAGGGGACCGTCAGGGCTGGTAAACGAACACAGCAGCGCTATACGTTTACAATTCCACCATACCTGCAACGGTAGCCATATCGTAACTTCGGGGTCTTTTCATCTCCGACTTCACCCTCGGTCGCAATTATGCGGGGCGCGTGAAGTGTGAGTTCACAGTGGCAACCCGAGACGAAGTCGAGGGCGGCTCTCGGATCGGAATGACATCTGTGGGACAGGGACTTCGGTGATCTTGCTGCAGTCTCGGCCGTTCGGCCGGCGAGATCCACGGGCCGTCGTAAACTACATTGCTGCAGCGTCAGCATTGCGTGAAGAATGCGCCGTTTTTCATCAGCTAACACAACTCTCGCTGTCCGGGGCCCGACCCAGAGAGAATCCTAGTAGGCCCAGTTGAAGCGAGGCAGCCCACCTCCGGGGAATGACACCCGGCAGGTGGGCCGATGCGGCTGACCGTGCTACCGACATCAAAAGCCGCAACTCAGCAGTACCACTCAACAGAATTGCTAAACCCGAATCGAATGAAGAATTCGCCAAGACTGAGGCTTTTGCTGAAAGGGGCCACTAGCGGGTGTGCGATCAGCACGCTGGCGGCCCCGGGGTACGCCGAGAACCGAGGCGGAAGCGGCGCACCGTTCGTGGTGCCCGGCCGACAGTTTGGGAGATCGTGTCGGCAGGGCTACGCCATACCCGAGTTCGGAGTCGAATGATGCCGCCAACGAGAAGTTACAGAATGCTTTTTTCGGATACCAGTCTTCGTGGAGTCACAGATACTTGAGCACTGAACTATCCCCAATTCATGCACAGCACATGGGGATAACGGATCCGAGCACGCAACTCTCGAACTGTTTCGCTGCGCAAACATTCGGAAACTTCGTGGGAAAATAACACCCATGTCGTCAGGATTCGCAGCTTGGGTTCGTGACCAGATCGCGGCCCGCGGCTATCAGAGCCCCGAGGAGGCGGCGCGGGCGCTGGGTGTCTATCCATCGCAGATGCTTCAGTGGACTAGGATCGCTCGGTCCCCAACGCCGCAGGTCCTGCGGCGCGTCGCAGCGTTATTCGATGCATCTGTGCAGGAAGTGTTGATCGCCGCTGGGTTCATGGCTGAAGAAGAAAACGTGCCGTTGTCGCCGACAAGAATGTCGCTGCAGCAATTGTCGAACAAGCAGATTCTCGACGAGATTCGACGCCGGACCGCGGGAGACACGGGAGGGCCGCCGATTCCTGTGCGCGTGAACGGAGTTCTTCATACTCCAGATGGCCCGCCCACAGTGTTCGTCAGTAACACCTAGGCGGGCCGTGCACGTCGAGCAGGCAAAGGCGAACGTGCACGAGCGATACTACTTCTCGGGCATGGGGCCGAACCACGATTGGTAGTTGCATACGGTGCTCTTGTATCACGCAGGCACTTCGCCGGCGCATCCATAGTGTCTCTGGCTCGACGTGGCGGCGCGAGCGTTTGGAGAGGCCCACCCCCGGCGAGTGCACAGCCGGAGGGCAGGCCTTGCGCGGCCGAACTGACCACTCAGAATCGCCGCAGCAACGAAATCCTATCCAATTCGCGCCGGCAGTACGCCAGTTTGTGGGTCATTTGACGGGATTCGAATCAACCAACGGGACGGTATGGTTTGATCGCAACACTGGCAATTGTGTCTCTGCTTTGATGTCGAGTTGGTCACGGATTGGAGTATCCGCTTAAGTTATGGCTAAAGTGACGAGGAGGCTGCAGCATCAAGGTAAGTGCCATGAAATTCGATCAGCGGTCCGGTGCGACGGTAGCTCTCCCGCTGTCGAGTTTCTTGACCACTTGGCTGCTGGAGCTTGGAAGGCAGGGCTAGCAGCGGGTGATGACGTTGCAGATCAGATCGATGATGCAGATCGTTTTAAGGCGTTGATGGTGAGGTTCGGCAGCCGCGGTGAGCTAGCAGGTGAACATCAGATCAACGGACTTGGTGGAGGAATCTGGGAGTTCAAGGTCCGAACGAATCGGCTTAGCTTCTTCGACACCGACGGTTCAGGCCAGTACGTCAGCCGTAATCGATTTCGGACTCCCGAGGTGTCGGACAGGCCGAACTCGAAGATCTGGCACATACCGAATCTGGAGCGGCATCTACGCTTGGCCGACGGCTTTCCGAAGCCTGGCACGCGCGCACCAGCCAGTGCTATCGATTGGGCTCGGACGATTCGCAAGGAGGATCTAAGTCATGACAAGTAAATCCACGGCTCCGACCTTCGAAGACCGATATCGGACGCCACAAGGCCAGCAAGGTTTGGCAGCAGCTCTCCTCGGCATGGATGTGGTTGACCTACTGAACGAATGCGCAGAAGCTGCAGACGTTGCAGGAATCAACAAAAAGGGCATCGCAGACCTCATGGGGGTGAGTCAAGCACGGGTCTCCCAGGTGCTTAACGGTGACGGCAACATTACTATTGCCGCGTTGGCAAAGTTTCTGCATGCAATGGGGTTTGAGGCCCGTGTCGGTGCGCATGCGCTTTACGACACCAGGGATTCCGATGGGGTTACATTTCAGACTGAGGACGAAGCGTTAGTTGCTTCCGTCCGTGACGAAGTTGTGCGGTGCGGAAAAGTGCTGTCGTACACGTTACAAGCGAGCGCGGCTCAGCCGCACGAACTTGATCTGTTGGACGGCGAGCCGCGCAAGCGGAGGCAGCTTTCACTATGACCGAAACGCAAACCGTGGACGTGGACACGCTCCTTGAGTTGACCAGTCGCCTATCTCGTAATGACACTCGAATCTATGGGACATTCGGCCGACGTCGTGATGCCGACGAGGATGCCGAGCCTTACGAGGACGATGGGGGCCCCCAGCAGTTTCACATCTCAGCAGCTTCGAACATAGGTGCACGAAGCCTTCTCTTGAGGATCGATGTCGCGACGGAAAACAAATACGGGCAGTTGTCAGTCGATTTAGGGGTTCGGTATGCGTGGGATGCACCGCTAGAGATCGATGAAAACGTCGTAGACGAATTTGTGATGGAGATAGCGTTGCCCGAGGCGGTCACCCACGCGCGATTGCACCTCCGTCAACTCGCCAAGTCGCTTGGGATCAGGTCAGATCCACTACCTGCGCGTGCTTCCTTGCCGCGATTTGCGAATCCACACGCGTAATACTGTCGAAAGCCCCGCCAATTATTTGGGTCGAGTAGGGCATTTCGTTTGGATGGCAGGTCAAATCAGCGCACGTCTCGTCAGGATGAGCCGTACGCATCGGGGCCGACGCATGATTCGATGCGCAGCCGCGGTAGCTCACCGGGCGGCGTCCGACCGTCACGCCTGGTGGCTCTGCGTGCAGATCGCCGATCAGAGCGTGCACGCAATCCTGGTGGCCCGCCCGCATCCACCGGACCGGAACGGACAGGAACGACATGCAACGGCGACCCGCCGATCGATGGTGACGAAGTCAACGGGCCGCCTACATCCCAGACTGCGAGGCCAGGATGCCTGATCGACATTACCAACCCATTACCTATAGTGCTGGGATCGGCGCTTAAACGATTGCCATGATCGTTGCCAGCGCGATGGATGCGATGGTCAGGGCGATCCAGGCCCACTGTTTCTTCTGTGGGCTGGCGGGGATGTTTTGGTTGGTCATCCAGTCTCCGTGTCGGAAATCGCAAGGGAGCGGCCGCCTCCTTCGCCTTCAGGCGAGACGGACCGCAGTACGAACTAAAGTGCTGTCACGCAGAACAGAGGGCTCACCGGATTGGCGCGTGACTGCTGCTCCGGTGAGCCGTGCGCCCGGACCTGGCAAGGAAAGGGCGCTCGGTTATATTACTGTCCCATTACCTGACGATCGTCAGGGGAGTCACAACTGGGATGGTGAAGTGTCTTTCGAACGGTGGCTCGCCATCGCCGCGGTGGTGGCTGGAGTTCTCTGTTTGCCATTCCGGGTCGCAGCGTTGCTCGTCGAGCACAACGAGGGCCGGCGTCGTCTGCTCGATCAGATCGGCATGATGCTCGCGATTCTGTCAGCAGGCTGGATCATTTTGGCGCTGCTGGTCTGAAACGCGTGCGGCATTGAATCGTCATCGGCCTAGTTTGGCGCCATTGACCCGCCGGGTAGGCACTGCGCGGCGTAGTCCAGAGAGCCGTCTGAGTAAATGCCCGTACCTGGTTGATACTCGCTCCAATCGCCACATCCAACCAGGGTTGCCCCGCTTGTTCCCGTATCTCGACCATACGAGTCCTGTGAATTCGGGTAGGGATTCGGGCGACTGTCAACCGGGTTCTGGACAACGGTGGTTGTAATTGGGGTCCACTCCTGAGTCGTGGGCTGAGCGGGAGATTCAACCTGTGGTGTGGTGACGGCCGGCGGCGCCTCGGCCGCTGCAGGAATCTCCCATTCCCAGCCGTGACCTTGCTCGGAGAGACGCAGCGTTGTCGCGCCGACTGGCGCGATAATGGGGACGCTTGACCTCTGTTTCGTACCTGGCTCAAGGAATTTGTAGACGACGTTTGCGTCGACGTCACACCCGGTAGCGATATCGGGATCCTTCACCATGTAACCGTCCGCATCGACAACGCTCCAGTACTGCGTGAGCAACACGCCGTTGGCCTGGGCGTAGCTGAATTCAGGCGCAGTCTCAGCTTCGATATTGAAGCGGACGACCTCGTGGTTCGCCGGCAGCTCCAGAATGCCAGTTGAATATGCCGAGCATGATTCACCGCGAGTGATGGAGGTGATCGTGAATCGAACGTCGCACGTTTCTCTGCCGGCACCTTCAACGCACCCTGCGGCCGCCTCTTCGCCGATCGCCTTCTTGCGAATAGGGCTGGCTTCGGTTGTCGGACTCGTGGATTGAACGGCCGAGTCTTGAGGCTGTTCGGATTCGGTAGAGACCGACGCTCCACATCCGGTAGTGAAGAAGCTCAGCGAGAGTGCCGCAGCGACGACGATCTTTGATCTCATTGATCTAGGAGACCAGACGCGCATTCGATTTGAGTAATGATTCGGCAAAGAGCGCTCCGAATCACATCCCAGCTACTCCGAGCGGAAACGGCTGGACCCGCACCGGGCTAGGCTGCGGACGTGTGGAGAGCAGTGTGGTGGACCTCAGGCGTGGCCGCATTGGCTTTTGTTGCGTGGGTAGGGTCCTCGTGGTCTATGTCTGAGGTGTCTTTGTCGTGCGCGAAGACCGGCGAAAGTCAGTCTTCCTTTCGGTGTGATGACCGTATCGTCCATGCATTGGGGATGTGGCCGCTGTTCGGGTTGGGACTGTTGCTAACGGCACCGCCGATGGCGGCGGCATTGGCAGCTCGAATGTGCGTCTCCTGGTTAGCGGTCGCTGCGCTCGTTAGTCTGTCGATCATCGGGCTTGCGAACTGGTCCTCTTACTGGGGATTGCTCGCATTCGCCGCACCCTTGGCGATCCTCGGATTGCTTGCAGCCGTTTGGCAACAAGTCGGCCCACAACCAGGATCGCGGCACATCAAATCTGCTGCAGCAGCGTGACGGTGCCGAAGAAACCAGTTGCTTCGGTTAGGGCTTAGTCAGGCATGGTCTAGTCAAGTTCCGCGGGCGGATAGTCCCCGTAGACGCCACGATCATGACCCTGCAGATATGCGGTGTTTTGGTTTATTGCCCTGGCGAGCAGTTCTTTGCGTTGCTGCTTGGCGAGCTTGTGTCCTTCACGGTTGATGTCGATGAAGGTTTTCGCGAACGTCCCTATTAACACGATGGCGATTATTGTGGCGAAGACAAACAGGATTGTGAGCCAGTTCGCGGCGATCGCAAGGAGCACGTTCTTGATGAGGACGAGCGCGATGAGTGCGGCTACGAAACCGACGACAACCTTCATGATGCCCCTTTCATTTCGTGATGTATTCCGCGAAGTATTTGGTGTCTACGTCGCAGTCATATGGTTTGGTGCGTCGACCTTTGTCGCTACTGAGTTGCATGCTCCGATACATGGCGTCCGCGCGTTCTTTGGATGTCGCGTTTTCGTCCCCCAGGATGTCTAACGCTTCTTGCATCTCGAGGTATCCGGGTGTGAGTTCCGCGAACCCAGCGCATTGTTGTGCGCGGATTTCTTCGGCGCTGGGTCCTGCTGGTTCGGATGAACATCCGCTCGCAAGTAGTGCCACTCCAATGGCCGCGACCGCGGCGAAGGTCTTCTTCATGCCTGAATCAAACCAGACGGACCGGTCGTAACGGATATGTGTCGGACCCCTGCTTGAGTGCTAAACGCGCTTCGGTACGCAGTAAGTACGCAGCATGTTTGAAACCAGCCAATCGAGCCAAGCGTACAAAGACGAATCATGTTGAGCTACAACGGTTCGTAAATGTTCCCAATTTTGTCAATTCTGGCAAATGTCGAGAAGAGCAAACTTAAAATCCGTCAAGTGTCGGTTCGAGTCCGACTGGGGGCACCACGTAGATCCTCCTGCACATTGAATCGAAAAACCCCGCTCGTCCTCTTCGGGCGGGCGGGGCTTTCCGTGGAGCAGCGACTGACCACCAAGTGGCTACTGAGCCCAGACGGTCGTCCCTGCAGGAGCATTCAGCGTGTTGACGAGATCGATGCCGGCTACGACAGCCGCGCCGCCGCCGCCGAGGATCGTTCCGGCGACACCGCCGATTCCGGCGCCTGTTGCGAGGCCACCCAGGCACAGTGCCGCGGCGACGGGGAGTCCGACGATGGTCAAGCCCAGCGGAGCGCCGACAGCGCAACCGATTCCGGCGCCGACGATGGTGCCGAGCAGGCTGCCGACCTGAGTGCCGAGGCCGAGTTGGCTCTGGAAGTGCGCAATCGCCCGATCATTCTCCTCGGGCGAGGCGACGGGCGTCCATTCCTTTGCCGCAGGCGCACTCTCGGGTCGAGGTGTTGCCTTCGCAGAATCGGTGATCGGTGTCAGCGTGAGGGTCTTACCGTCTTCACTGATCGTGCGATCGAAGGGGAACTGTAGATCCCCGAGGTTGTATGCGAGAGGCAGGAAAACAAGGTCGGCTCCCTTGCTGTCCTGCAAGACGACGGACTTGCCGTCGCCGGACACCTTGAACAACCCGGCGTCGATGGTGGTGACGATCGACTTGTCGACGACCTTCGCTTCGTAATTCACGTCGGTCGACGGATCAGCTGATGCGATCCCTGTTGATGCTCCGACTGCAGCGACCGCTAGAGCAGTCACAGCCGCCTTCTTGAAGAAACCCAT